CCGACGCGGACGTGATTGCCAGCAAACAGGAGCTGTCGGAGCTCAAAGACATTCTCGGCAACCGCTCTTTGGAGGATCACCGCAAGATGATCGCGGCCAAACGGAAAAAAATCAACGAGCAGATAGAGCGCATCCCGGTCCGCATTGACGAGGTATCTCAGTCCATGCCGGATATTTCCGAAATCGATTCGGCAATGATCCACCGCAATATCGGGCAGCACAAATTTGACAAGGCCGGGGCGGAAAAGGAAAAGCTTGCCCTGGAGTCCGGCGGTCAGGCGGCCGAGCTGACCAAAAAGCTCCGGGAAATCGAGGCCGAAATCCAGAAAGCGGAAAACGATTTTCAGGCTGAAACAAGCAAAAAGATTCAGGCCGAACAGGAAGATCTGGAATCAGCCCGGCAGCAGATCAAGATTTTTGAAGAGACGATCCGGCTTGCCGAACGAAACATCAAATACAATGGACGCAGCATTGCGGAAAAAGAAGCGGAGATCGAAAAGCTGCGGCAACAGTGGCACGATGAAAACGCCAAGGGATTTGAGGCCGAAGGCACCTGCCCCACCTGCGGGCAGGCCATGCCCGAAGAAATTATCGAGGAATCCCGCCAGCGGTTTAACCGGCAGAAGGCCGACCGGCTAAGGAATATATCCGAAAAAGGCAAGGCCCTGGCCGGGCAGGCGGAAGAACTCCGAAAGGGCATTGAGGAATACAAAGAAACAATCGAAAAGGCCCGGGAAGGCATTGACCGCTTCAGGCAAAAGGAAAAGGCGGCAGGGGATAATATTTCCCGTCTTAAAAGCTCCGGCCTTGATCTATGGGACCTGCCAGATCAGAAAACCGACCTGGAAAAACAGATCCAGGCCCTGGCCGACGGCGACAACAAGGCTGCCATCGAGGCGGCAGAGGCCAAAATCAAATATTGCGACGAGCAGATCGAGGCCCTTCAGAAAACCCTGGCCAAACTTGACCAGCACAAATCCGCGCAACAGCGCATCGATGAACTCAAGGCAGAGGAAAAGAAACTGGCCGCCAAATTTGAAAAAATCGAGCATGAGCAATACCTCACTGACGAGTTTGTCCGGCAGAAAGTCAATCTGCTTGAGGAGAAAATCAACTCACACTTTGCCCGGGCCCGGTTCAGGCTGTTTAACCAGCAGATCAACGGGGGTCTTGAGGAAGTGTGCACCACCCTTTATCAGGGCGTGCCCTACCCTTCCATGAACAACGCGGCCCGGATCAACACCGGCCTGGACATCATCAACACCCTTTCAGAACACTACGGGTTTTCCGCCCCCATCTTCATTGACAACGCAGAGTCCGTGGTCTCTCTGGCCGAAGCAAAAGCCCAGGCCATCCAGCTTGTGGTGTCGGCGGACCACGATGAATTAACCGTTGAAATCCAGCAGGAGGAACAATGTCAGAGAAAAGCGTCGTAGAAAGGCCGTCCGACCGGCTCAAGAAAGTAATGCAGGACCCGACTGTAAGCGAACAGTTTAAAAATTCCCTGGGCGACAATTCCGGATTGTTTGTTGCCAGCCTGATCGACCTGTACGCCAGCGACAGAAACCTTCAGGAGTGCCAGCCCAAGCAGGTTGTTTTGGAGGCCCTGAAAGCCGCGACACTCAAACTGCCCATTAACAAGAACCTCGGGTTTGCCTATGTCATCCCCTACAAAGACAAGGGAACGCCGGTCCCGCAATTCCAGATCGGATACAGGGGGCTTATTCAGCTTGCAATCCGCAGCGGCCAGTTTCGCCGCATCAACGCTGACAAGGTGTTGGAAGGGGAGTTGAAGCGTTGCGACAAACTCACCGGCGAAATCGAGTTCGGGGAGCCCGCTGGCGACCGGGTTGCCGGATATTTTGCCTTCATCGAAACCGTCAACGGGTTCAGAAAAACGGCCTACTGGCGCAAGGAGCAGGTGGAGGCCCATGCCAAACGGTTTTCCAAATCTTACGGCGGCAATTACAGCCCCTGGAAAACCGATTTTGACGCCATGGCCATCAAAACTGTGCTGAAGCACCTGCTCGGGAAATACGGCATCATGTCCGTTGATATGGTGTCGGCCTTTGACGCTGATCGCGATGATGAGGCCGCGGTGCAGGACGAAATCGACAAAAATGCCAACAAGGATTTTCTCGACATCGAGCCTGAGGCGGCCGCGGCAGCCCCCGGGGCTGCGGAAGACCCTCCGGCCAATGAGGGCGACTCTCCCATGACTAAAGAGGAAAAGGCGGAAATTGAACGCCAGGAGGCGGCAGAAGCGCAGGGCATGACCGGAACAGACGGCCCGGGATTTTAAATAAGAAATGATGGGGGGCATTTTTTGCCCCCACCATTTCTGGCAAAAAAGGAGGCAGCCAAAATGACGCCGGAAGTCTTGAAAAGAGGAAACGAAATCATCAGAGAGGTCACCAAATTAAAAGAGCGCCTGGAAAAAATGCGGGTGCAAAAGGACTCTTTAGAGAGAAACCACCTGGAGCCCAAAGTTAACCTTGTGGTTGGCAACTCTGCATCAATAATCCTTCAGGGAGCGCCCGACGCGGACATGATCAACATGGTTTACATGATGGCCGAAAGCAGAATCAAGGACAGAATCAATAACCTTCAGGAAGAATTTGAGGCGCTCAGTTGAATATCCACACCCTTGCATCCGGATCATCGGGCAACTGCTACCGCATTTCAGACGGGCATACTCCCCTGTTAATCGAGTGCGGCATCCGGTTTTCCGATATCCGGAAAGGGTGCGGTTTCAAGCTGTCGGAAATCGCCGGGTGCCTTGTGTCGCATGAGCACGGGGATCATTCAAAAAGCGCCCGGGAGATCATGCACGCCGGCATCGAGCTTTATGCATCCACTGGCACCATTGAAGCCCTGGGGCTTCAAGGTCACCGGCTGCACGTTATTTGCGCCAAAAAGCGCTTTTCAGTCGGCACATGGACAATCCTGCCGTTTGAAACCGAGCACGATGCCGCAGAACCCCTGGGCTTTCTCCTGGCCAGCACCACAGGCGAAAAACTGCTTTACCTGACCGACAGTTTTTACTGCCGGTACAAATTCAAAGGGATCTCACACGTTATGGTTGAATGCAACTACCACCTGCCCATCCTGCAGGAAAATATCGAGGCCGGGATTGTCAGCCCCGAGCAGAGAAAGCGAATCTGCCGTTCCCATTTCTCACTGGACAACCTGATCACGTTTTTGTGCAACAGCGACCTTTCCCGGGTCCGGGAGATCCACCTGCTGCACCTGAGCAACGATAACAGCGACGCGGCCCTTTTCCGGACCGAAGTGGAAAAGGCGACCGGGAAACCGGTTTATATCGCGGGATAAGGAAACAAATGCCAAGAAACATGAGTTTTGCCATGACCACGGAACAATATCGAAACCGCTCAAAAACGGTGACGCGAAGATTCGGCTGGTGGTTTCTGCAGCCCGGCGACGTTTTTATGGGTGTCGAAAAGGCCATGGGCCTCAAAAAAGGCGAGAAGATAAAAAGGATTCACCCCTCCCGCGTTCTATCTGTTCGCCCCGAGCCGCTTAATGCCATTACCCCGGAAGATGTGATCAAGGAAGGCTTCCCGGAAATGACTCCGGAACAGTTCGTGGAGATGCTGGTGGCAAAATACAAATGCCGCCCTGATGCAACATGCAACCGGATTGAGTTCGAACATATAGAATAAAGGTCAGCATTGGACGCAGCACAAAAAATAAACAGGCCAGCTCTCAGATATTACGGCGGAAAATGGAAAATCGCATCATGGGTGATTTCTCATTTTCCGGATCACGTGAATTACGTGGAGCCGTGCGGAGGCGCAGCATCTATTCTGATTGCGAAGAATCCGGCAAAACTCGAAACGTACAACGATATAGATTGTCGAGTGGTCAATTTTTTTCAAATGCTCCGGTCCGAACCGGCAGCATTGATCGAGCAAATTCGGCTCACTCCGTGGAGCCGGGCAGAGTTCTATAGATCGAAAGAAGCGGATATAGATCCAATTGAGGATGCCAGGCGTTTTTTCGTCTCGTGCTGGCAATCATTTTCAAAGCATGGCGGTAGCTGGCGGTCAATGTATGATTATTCGGCCCGACCAAGGTCTGCAACAAAAGATATTAAAGAGATAGACCATCTTTATTTAATCGCCGAGCGTCTAAAGTCTGTACAGTTCGAATGTCGTGACGCCATAGAAGTTGTCCAGAAATACGATACCGAAAATGGGTTGATATATTTTGACCCGCCATACATCCCCGAAGTCCGGGTCAATAAAAAGTATTACACACACGAAGTTGATGTTCAGTGGCACATCGATGCATCCAATGTTTTAAAAACAGCGAAGGCGCATGTTGTTGTTTCTGGTTACAGGTCAGGCCTGTACGCTGATCTCTTTGAATCTGCAGGCTGGATACGTAGAGACATAGCTACGGTTGCGAACGCCGGAGCCAAAAGAACTGAAAGTCTTTGGCTATCGCCATCCATACAGGCGGTAAAAAAAAAGCAAGAGCAAATGAATTTATTCTAAGCAATCGGCCCACCGGACCTAACGGCCGGTGGCCTCAACCGCTGAAATACCCGGACAATAAATGATCACGGAAGCCGACATAAAACGCATAGCTCAAGAAATCAAAGCCTGTACTTCTCAAGGCAAATGGATTCGCGGGCTTCGTACGGCTTCGCAGTATGCAAAAATCAACCGCCAGCGTCTTGAAAAACTGCTCCGCGCCGGGGAAATCCGGGGCTACATTGACACCGAAACCGGCAAGCCAACCTGGATTCTGGACAGGGAAAGCATTGACGCCTACCACAACAAGCGCATTGACGGCGACCAGGCAGAGATTGACAAAAAAGTGGTTGCATTTTTAAAAGGAAGCCGTACAAAATGACCGGCATGAATATCAAATGGATAAACGGGTACGCCTATCTGTGGTTTTCCAGGGCCGAATGGCCGCCCAAAGGCAAGCTGTTATCCATGAAAAAGATCGTCGGCTCCCCGGTCACCACGCAGGATCAGGCTGAAAAGATTTTAAAGTCGGTCAGCAAAAACAAGCTTGAACAAAAACTCATTGAGCTTGAAGGCGGCAACCGGATATCCATTGAAAGATTTGCCGATGAATACGTTGAAGGCGTCCGGTCTGATTTCAGCGACAGTTCACTGCGGATGGACCGGGCCGTACTGCGATACCTTCAAGACGTGACCGGCAAAACCACGTTGCGCCTGATCAATGACGATGATCTGGTGACATTTAAGAATTATTACCTCTCCCGCATCAGTCCGGAAACGCTGAAAGGTTATTTTCGCCGCATCCGGGCTGCCCTGAATTATGCAGCAGAACAGGGCTACATCAAAAAGGTTCCCAAAATCCCATCAGTCAAAGCCCCCAAAAAACAGCCCCGCCCTATCCCGCTTTCTGACCTTGAAAAAATCCTGAATTATGCTAAGGTCCACAACTTTGAAGTCTGGCGATACGCTCAGTTTTCAGTCTGGACCGGATGCCGCCAGGAAGAATGTATCCGGTTGCAGTATCAGGATATAACGAAATACGATGAGCCGACCCCAGCAGGCGTGGCCGGGGTCTGCCGGATCACTGGCAAGGGCAACAAAGAACGCACCGCTTACCTGTTGCCCCCAGCAATGGAGGCCATCGGTGAAATCAAGGATATCGGCCCGGTGTTCAGGCAATGGACCGGGACGACCGTCAGCCATTATTTCAAGCGGTGCGTCCGTAAAGCCGGGTTTGAGACTCCCCGGTTCCACGACCTGCGTCACACGGCCGCCACGCGCATGGTGACAGCCGGCATACCGCTGCCAATTGTGCAAAAGATCCTGGGGCATACAGACATCCGGACAACCCAAATTTACGCCGACATTATTGATAAAGTGGTTGAAACCGAGATGGGCAAAATGTTATGACCCCATCTAAAAAATGCCGAAAAAACGCTGAAACGCCCCGTAAAATGGAGGCCGCCTATAGCACTCGTAATGCGCAGGCCAGCGGTTCGACTCCGCTCGTCGGCTCCATGAATTTTAAGGGATTTCGAGATCTTGTCAAGAATCCCTTTTTTATTGCGCTGCCGAAAATTGTATCAAATTGAGCCAAATTGGACACCTTTTGCCGAAAAAGTGTCGAAAAAATTTTTCGGCAGCATGGCCTGAAATACACCCAGCACTTTCTTTTTTCAACCTCAAAACATACCAGCAATTTGTTAGCAGAAAGAATTGCCCTGAACAACAGTGCCCGGGCATGATTTGCCATTCAAATGGTTATGTGGTAAAAGGATTACGGATTTATTGCTGTCCACTACAACCATAGGCCCGTTTCTCGATCATGCTGGTCCGTTATCAAACAGAAGAGAACAGGAGGCTGGCCGAAAAGGTTTTCATGCTTCGGCTGTCAGGCCTTACCTATCAAGAAATCGCCAGCAGAACAGGGCTGACCCTCCAGAACGCAAGGCAAATGGAACACAGGGAACGCGCTTTCAGGTGTGAAGCTTTTAAATACCCTCTCCTTGAATACATCCCCACGCGAACAGAAAAAACCATCCGGAAAGGCTTGGGAGAAACCATTTTGGCAAATCCGGAAAAACTAAGCGAAATCGAGAACCTCAAGACGTTGATTTGCTTACCTGGGGTGAGCGACGTGGTTATGAAGAATCTTGCCGATGGGCTTGCCGAGGCCGGGTATGAATCGTTTGATGTGGAAAAAATAAAGGATGCCATTTTTACCACCAAACGGAAGGCACAGAGCATGCGCCGGGAGAGGTTTGGGGTGTGAAAAGTGAAAAGTTGCAGGATATCACAATAAATATTGAAAAAAGAATGGTAACTGATCGAAATGAAAATAAAAATTTGAGCTTTGTTTTCCTGGGATATCAAGCGAGATTTGCAGTCTAACTAATGGATATGTGCTCTTGGTGAAATGAAAATCGAGCTCCTACAATGGATATACATTGCAATTGTCGCGCCATTGTTTGGTGCAGTCGGGGCTTGGATCTTCGGTATCATCCGAGCTCGGCGATCCAGAAAACAGATCGTTGAATACCTCTCGGGCCTTCCAGGCGAATCTAAAGCAGTATTGGTCGAGTTCATTGCTGCCGATAAACATACAATGCGAGGCGACCCACTTAACCCACCAGTTCGGGTTCTCCTTGCGCATGGAGTTCTTTCCAGAGGACCCGGCGGCGGAACACATGATGCAGTCGATTCCTACTTGTCGGTTTCATCTAAATCCTGGGCAGTCCGGGACAATTGGCTACTTGCTGACCCAGAAGCAATGCAACTACACAATGAATATATGGGTGTGAATCAAGATGAACCGCCCCGCACATAACGAACAAAAGCTTCAACCCGACGCCGGGTAACTTCCGGGCCGGCAAGGCCGGATTAGGTATGGGGTGGCGCGGGTTAAGCTAAACGTTAGGCAGTAACCAGAGGATATTACATTGGAAGACTATTCTATTTTTCTAAAAGCTTTGAATTTTAATAAATCAACCTCTAATAGATGGGTGAGAAGATTCGTCTATCCCTCATCAGGGGAGTATGTCATTACCATTGATACCGCCAAACGGACTATTGATTATCCCAAGCCCATTATTTTAGGTGATCGCACCACCAGCAACTTTGACCACCCGGAAAATTTTGTGGTGCTGGAGTGCGTATGCCGTTTGCTTGCAAAAGGCTACGATCCCGCCACTCTCATTCTGGAAAAGCGATATCAGGTTGGTCGTGGAGCATCAGGCGGCAAGAGTGACATTACCGTGTTAAGACGCACAACCGACCCCAACGATCAAAAAAACGCTTCGCCCTTGCTGATTATTGAATGTAAGACCTTTGGCGCTGAGCACGACAAGGAAATACAGAAAACTATAGAGGACGGCGGGCAACTTTTCGGCTATCTTGCCAACGACCACAGCGCTACTCATCTCTGCGTCTATTCCTCTAAGCTGAATAACGAATGCATTGAATATCGCTCTGATATCATTCATGTGGAGGATACTCCTGAAGCTAAAGAAAAATTTGCCAAAAAAGAAAAGACCGATGGCTACACTGCCGCCCGCCAAGCCATACCGTTATTCGAGCACGCCCACAACCGAGAAACTTTGCACCATGCCTGGAAAACCACTTACGACGGAACATTTCAGTCCAGCGGAATTTTTGAAGAGGAGTTTACTCCCTACGCCATTGGCTACATTCCTTGGCGGGGCAAAGACCTCAAAGAATTCAACGGACAAAACGGCAGCATTAGGGTTTTCAACAGTTTCATGGAAATTCTGCGCCACAATAATGTATCAGACAAGGAAAACGCCTTTAACCGCTTATGCGCTATTATTCTTGCCAAATTAATTGATGAAGATCGTGAACCCGCCGCTATCCTCGATTTTCAATGGTTCCCCAACAAAGACACCGCTGAAGATTTGATTGATCGTTTGCAACGCCTTTACAAGCGCGGCATGAAAGAAACTCTGGGCGAGGAAATCACTTACTTTGAAGAGCGTGATATTGATCAAGCATTTATCGTCCATCGGCGAGACATAGCACGCAATGAGGTTAAAAAAATCTTTCGCGCCCTTAAATTTTACACCAACAACGATTTTGCATTTAAGGAAGTCCACAACAAAAAACTGTTTGAACAAAACACCCAGGTGGTGCGCGAGATAGTGGAGTTATTTCAGGGCTATCGCATGAAATATACCAGCAAACAGGCTTTTTTAGGCAATCTTTTTGAGCTTCTACTAAACAGCGGTTTCAAACAGTCGGAAGGGCAATTTTTTACTCCTATTCCCATCGCCCGGTTTATTGTGCGCTGTCTGCCGTTGCGTGAACGCATGGCAAATGCCATTAAAGCAGGAACTCCCCACATCCTTCCAAAGATAACAGATTATGCCTGTGGCAGCGCCCATTTTCTTACCGAAATCATTGAAGAAATCCAAGAAGACCTCGACGTGCTGAAACGACCGGAGGCCAAAAATACCACTTGGGCGAGAGATCATGTATGGGGTATTGAAAAGGACTACCGTCTTGCCCGCACAGCCAAGATCGCCCTTTTTCTCCACGGCGCGGGCGATGCCAACATCCTCCACGATGACGGGCTGGACCATGCAAACTCCATCCTGCCCAAACCGGGTACGGTGGATGTGTTGGTGGCGAATCCGCCCTATTCGGTCAAGGACTTCAAACAACACCTGCGCCTACAAAACAACCAGTTCACTCTGCTGCCACATCTGACCGCTAATTCAAGTGAGATTGAAATTTTGTTTGTAGAACGTTCCGCACAGCTTTTGGCGGTGGGTGGCATGGCCGGAATCATCCTGCCCTCCTCCATTCTGAGCAACAGCGGTATCTATCAGCGTACCCGCGCCCTGTTACTTGAAAAATTCTTACTGCGCGGCATTGTCGAGTTGGGCGGTTCCGCATTTATCGCCACCGGAACTAACACCATCATCCTATTCATAGAGCGTCGTCCAGACTTCCATCGCGACCATTTCAGCATTCGGGCAGATGCCCTGTTTGACGAGGAGAAAAAACCCAAAGATGCTGATTATGCCGACAGCGACTTGCTGCGGGCCTACTGCGTAGCCGCCGGTCTTGACTTTACCGACTATTGCCAATGGTTGGCGGACCCACACGGTGAATTGCCGAAAGAATTGGAACAAACCCCCCTTTTTGCAGCTTATCAGCGCGAATTTGACGGCCTGGCCAGCACAAAAAGGCGCAAAGCGCAAGTAACGTTCAAAAAACTTCCGCATAATGATCAAAAAGCCGAACTGAGGGGAAAATTCCTCCGCCACTGCCGCGAAACCGAGCGAAATAAATTTTTCTATTTTGTCCTGGCGCATGTTGAAACATTCGAAAAAGGCGAAATAATTCCGCAACGCACCACCATACTGCGTGGCACGGGAAGTAAAACCGAAGAGCAAACCTTTCTCGGTTACAAATGGAGTCAGCGCCGCGGCTCCGAGGGGATGGTAAATTTGCGTGAACCTTACGACGGCGGACTACTCTACACGCCGGGCAGCGGTAGCCGGATTGAACCACCCACTAAGGCCGCCTACTATTTCCGCCATGCCTTTTTGGGGACGAAAGCGGATGGATTACCGGATGATTCTCCCCTTAATGGCAAGCTGCGCATCACTTCAACCTCCAGTTGTTTCGACTTCAGTCGCACCGCTTGCGACCTAGCCGTCAATCTATCGCCAGTCGAGGAAAATACCGCACCGGTGTTTGATACGCAGTATCCCTTGGTAGCGATAGGGACGATTACGGAAATACGCAACGGCGGCACACCTTCATCTAAAATTGCGGATTATTGGGACGGTAATATTCCTTGGGCAACACTTGTTGATGTAAAACAAAAAGAAGTACATTCAACCGCTCGTACAATCTCTCAGTCAGGGCTGGAAAAGAGCAACGCACAATTATTACCAAAAAATACTGTTCTTCTGTCCAGCCGCGCAACCATTGGCGAAGTAGCTATAGCCCGTATTGAGTTGGCAACGAATCAAGGCTTCAAAAACTTTATCTGCAATGAGCATAAAATATTGCCGGAATACTTATATGAGGTTTTGGTTTGGCAAAAAGAAAATATTAAAAAACTTGCAGGCGGTATGACTTATGGTGAAATCAGCAAAGGTAAAATTGCCAATTTCCTTATTCCTCTGCCTCCATTAGAAGTGCAACGAAAAATCGTACAGGCCATTGAAACTTTAGAAAAGAAGGCTGAAACCTATGTTATTAAGGATTTGGAAGAACAAAAGCGACAAATCCTGCTCGACGGCATCAGATGAAAAACAGAATGTTCAAAGAATCACACAACGGAACGTGAAAACTGCAGTTTCCATATAATCAAACTCATTTCATACATTTTTATTCCTTTGGTCAAAGCTGTCTAAATTTCACTCCCACGATTTGGACCCGACAAACCGCCGGTCCCAATAATCCCCGTCAAAAAGCCTTAAATCCACCGGCCCGGTTGAACTGCCAGACTGCCACACCTCCGGCTGCCTCGCGTGCATGCCGATATGGCCGTAGGGCCGTTGTTCCTGCAATGTCCACCAGATCCAGTCCCCGCATGCCCCCTCTTTCCAGTGCTTTTCACGGCCTGCGGCCAGGATGAAATACCGGGCGCTGGTGGTCCTGGGCACGGGCCGGCCGATTTTCTTTTGCACATGATAAACCGCCCCTGAGCAATCAAACCCGCCTTCTTTAAAAGACTCGCCGCCCCACACATACGGCATGCCCTCCATGCTTTCCCACACAGACACGATTGCCGCACAATCAACCTTTTTCCCGGCGTCAGGAATATGGTCGTCAGCTGGCGACCCGGCTGATGATAATGGCCAGTCCAAGCAGGAAGGCAGACACAACAAGGCTGCCGCCAGTAAACACATTGCCGGAAAACGCTTTTTCAAAATCCCACCCCGGAGTCAAGCGGTCAAAAAGTTTAAAGCCGATCAAAAACAGCGCCACGCCCATCACCCCGCCGGCCAGACATGTCATTAAATAAGATCCCACATTCATTTGCCCATTTCCTCCTTCCATTCCCGAAGCGCCTGCTTGTCGGACCGGTGCAGGCGGTTGATTTCCCACAAGTCAAGAGCCCAGTCCCGCAGGTTCCCGTTCTTGTCTCCCTCCAGTGCCGGGGCTTCATACGCCTGCAGGTATTGCTCCGGCGGCAGGACATAGACGTATTCAGTCCTGACAATGGGCTGTGGCATCCCGCAGGCGGTCATAGACAGCATCAGGCATGCGGGCATCAGCCCACTCGCTGATTTCCTGATTCTCTTTTTCCAGCCTTGCCATTTCATTTTTCAGTTCCTTTGCTTCTTTCCGGATCTCAACCGCCCTGGCCTTTTCCCGGGCGGCTGCCGCCTCGGCCGCCTCGCGCTGCCGGGCAAGATCCTTGATCCGCTTCTCCCGGTCCTGGATTTCGGCCTGCTGCTGGACAATCGTGGCGGCCTGTTTCGCCTTTTCCTCGATCAGCGCCCGGTTCTGCCAGAACAGAAAGCCGGCTGCGGCCAGAAGTGCCGCAATGATTCCGATCTTGATTTTAGTCATCATGCCTCCTGCCCTTGCCGTTTCCGCCGTTTAAAATCTTGGCCTGCTGGTCCGGGGTAAGATTGGGCATGTGGGCCACCAGAGACCGCAGCATGTAATACTGAATTTGACTGCTGGCCTTTGCCTCCCGGTGCTGGCGCTCAGTGGTTCTCCGAAGGTCGGCCAGTTCCCTGGAGACCATTTCAATGTGCTGGTCAGAGGTCTCCCGCTTGCTGTCGCGGAGATGGCCGCACTGAACAATATGCTGGCTGCACTGGTCGTGCGTGACAAACTTGGATGACATTTTCCAGACAACCGTCACCCCGCCGACCACTGCTGACGCGACCCCTATCGCTATTGTTGCAACCCCAAAAGCCATGGTTGGTTCCATCCAATAAACTCCTTTCCCTACATCCCTGCCCGCTGCCTCAGCCTTTGCGCATACGGCCGCAGATATTCCGGCGGCTGCCGGCCCTGCATCCGGGTGGCAATCGAGTGTTTCAGGTCAATGATATATTCAAACCGGCCCCGTTCTGCCTGTTCCCGGTTCCAGTCCGCGACTTCTTTGGCAATTTTGCGCACCTCCTTGAAATCGCCCTCATGCACGGCCTTTGCCATGCGGTCGGCAAAATTGCGCTGCTTTCTGACCTTGTAGGCCCGAAGATCCCCGATCTTCTGAGTCATTTCCCATGACTTCTGATTTTCCACAGGCTGAAACCCGAAGGCTTTGGCTATCGCCTGGGGTGCAGTAATCCGCCTCGGTTCCACTTCTCCGGGCAGCACAATGGGCCGGCCCGTATGCGTGTAAAGCCCTTCGGAATAGGCCCGGTGGGCGCGAATCGGGTTGGCGATCACCGGCGGCAAAATGCTTTCAAGCGCCCGCAGCGGGTCCCGGTTGTATGCCGCGGTCATGGTGCGCTCAATATCGACCAGCATGGAGTAAGGAATGCCGATTGCTTCGGCAAAAAGCCGGGCGCCCTGCCCGGTGGGCGACTGATCCACCCGGTATCTTGACAAAATGGGCAGCTCCATGCTCATGGAAGATCCCAGGGTGGTGCCGCCGACAGTGGGCAAACCGTATAAGGCCATGTCCCGCACCCAGTCCATGTCCTCATCATCGGGCAGCAGCTTGTCCACGGTCTTTTCCTCCCAGTCATCGCCTGTGAGCTGCCGCATCATCGCCATGAAGGTTTTATACAAGGGGAAGGACGTCAGGCCGCCGAACGCCACCACAGCCGCGAGCGAGCGCATAAGCGCCCTCTGGCCGGAGCCGCCCTGCTTCCACTGCCATTTCCACAAAGACAGCAGGTTGTGGGTGAAAAACCGGAATGTGTAACCGGTGCCGGCCACGTACCGGACAATCGGAGACTTGTCGGCCCGGACCAGCTCGGGCCGGTTGTGCCGGCCAAAGTCAAAGTTGGTGTCTGTGTTGATCTCGCTGGCAAAGGCCATTGCCTCATCGTATGAAAGCGCTTCGCCGGCCTTTTTGTTAAACTTCTTCAAGGTCTTCGGGTTGGTGATCTTGCCTTCCCGGGCAATGTTAAAGGCGGCCAGCCCCACGGTGGTCCGGTTGAACCGTTCCGATATGGCCATGGGAATGCCCAGCAGCTTGACAAACCGGTCCCAGCCGGAAGCTACCGGGTCCCTTGCAATCTGGCCGGAGACTTCTTCTGTAAACTGGGCGCCGGACAACCCCTTTTCATAAAAGTCATGCAAAAACCGCCGCTGCTCCATGGTCAGGGTCTTTTTGCCGTTTAGCGCGTCTGTCAGCATCTTGCCGGTGGTGCCCAGATAGCGGGAATTGGCCCGCTTTGTTTCCATGGACAGCCGGGACGTGCCGGCCACAATCACCTGAGTGAGGTTCAGCACCGGGGTTTTAATCGATGCTCCCAGGTACTTGGCAAAAAACAGGGACTTCATCCAGGCAATACGCTTGTCGTGCTGATCTGAATTGCGCAGCATGTCAGACACATAGTTTTTGGACGCCTTGTAGAGCTCCGGGTCTTTTTTTGCATCCAGGGTGGCCAGTATTTTGGAATAATCCCGGCTGGCCTCCATCTTGGTCATCCACCCGTTGCTGCCGGTCAGATACCGGTAGAGCACCTTCTGGATGTCCCGTTTTTCATGGCCCGGGATGTCGTGCTGGCGGATGGTGTGCGCCCCGAATCCCCGCATCTTCAGCACGTCTGCCACCTTTTCGGGCAAAATCTGCTCAAATGCGTGGGCAAGATCCGGACCGGCCTGCTGGGCCGCGGTTTTCAGGATCTGTGAAATGGCATCTGTGGGAATCGGGGTGTCATAGATGGACTCCTCGGGCAGGTTTTCGTTTCTGCCCACCTTGACTTTCATGTTTTTGAACTCGGGGTATCTGGCAAAGATTTTTTCCAGCTCCTTTGCCGCTGCCCTGCGCTGGCTCAAATTGAGCCTGGCATCAAAATGGGACCGGAACACCACCTCGCCTTCCTGATCCCGGATCTGGATATAGTGATTGCCGTAGCGCACATGCGGAAAATAGTTTTTCTTGTACCGGGCATCCTTTCTGAATTGATCAATCTGGTTGCGGTCCACTTCCGATGAGCGGGCCAGCAGGGCGTCAATCTGGGTCCATTTGTTGTCCAGCACCCGGCGGACCTGCACCACTTCTTTGGCAACCTCTTTGGAAACGCCCAGATTTTTTACGATCCAGTTTTCCAGCGCCGGATACGCCTCTTCATTGACCTGCAGGCCCTTTTCCGCATCCACTATAAGGCTGTCTGGCACGCCCTTGATGTCCTGGCCGTCAATGGTCCAGATCACGTCCCGCACCGCCTCCAGGTTTTCGCCCCGCAGCTTCCAGAAGGAATCCAGGGTCACAACGTCTTTGGTGTTTAGATCGTTTCGGGTTTCAATGCGCTTTTTGGTGCGGTCATAGAGCTTGCCGAAGGCTTCCGGATAATACTTTGCCATCCATTGCGGCAGCATGAGGGCCCGCTGCGTGACCCGCATTTTCTTTTCGTCCTTGCCGAAAGTGACATTGGGCGGCAGGTCTCCGGTGCGCAGGAAGTGGGCAAATTCTCTGTCAGGATTTTTGGGCTGGTATTGTTCGTCACCCCAGGCGGCCCGGCGGATTTGCGCGCCGGAATGTCTTGTCTTTTTGACCGGAGCGCCGTAATCGGAAGCCTTGAGGCCGGGCGGGAGGTCGCCGGCGCGGGCAAAGCGGGCGCCTTCTGATCCTGCCGGAGGGGTTGTCCCGTCGGGAAGGGAGGTTAAGTCTCGATTTTTGGCCGTGTCGGTTTTTTCAGAGGGCTGCCGGGAGGCTACTTGCTCTTGAACAGATCCTTGAACTTGCCCCGCGCCTGGTTCGATACCTGCCTGCCGTGCTGCCGCAAGGATTCGATCTCGGAGGTCGTCAAGCGAAGGCTGTCTTGCAATGTAGTGGGCTTCTTTTTGGGTGAGGGCTTCGAGCTTTCCGGCGATGTTGTGTTCCCGGAGGAATTTTTCTGTTTGCTGTCTGCCATGTTTATCCTCGATCTTCTTGATGATTTGCGTATCTGGCTTGATTTTACTGCCGTATATGCCGGATGTCAATGCGGAAACAGCCGCCACCTCTCCGCCGTTGTTTTCGATGAAGTGGCGCAGTTCAGACATAGTGCCGCCCTGCCCCAGGGCGTCGTCTATAAGAATGTACTTGCGTCCGGCCTGGACCTTGCCGTCAAATTCGGGGCGGGCAACAAGCCGGAGCGGGGAGTCTTTTTCTGTGCGGGCTGCCCGGTTGGACTGAACGATGTCAGTGTTTACCTCGAATCCGGCATCCCTGTAAGCCTCCGCAAGAACACGCGGAATGGCATTTTTTCCGGCCGCCTCTTCGGCATGAGGGGCCACCACAACCGCATCCGGATACTGTTTTTTCAGGTTCAAAATCTTTTCCGGCTTGACCAGATCCCGGACAAGGCTGATTGCAGCCCTGGCGTCTCCGGCCTTGGCCTTCTTGTATTCCGGATGCCCTGTCAACTTGCTCATGGAGGTGTGCAGCGTGGCATTTGCAAAATCCTTGGGCCAGGACTTAACTGACGTGCGGGCAAAGCGGGTGTCGGGGCTGGCCGGGTCAAACGTGCCCTGGTTTCCTGTGGCGGATTTGATTTGTTCGGGCTCAAAGGCAACATAGACCCCCGCATGTTGCGCCTCAAAATCTTTGACTCCATCAAAGTCTGTTACAAGCCCGCCCACGCGCTCATCGTATAAGTCCACATAGGCAGAATCAAACTCATTGGTTCGGAGGCTGCGGTTTTTGTCTATCTTTACCTGGCCTGTTTTTTTGAGCGTCTCTTTTTGTTTGGCAGTAAGCCGGGTCGGCTCTTCGTGAACATACCCGTCAAAGCCGCTTTCTTTTAACCGGGCAGTGATTTCCCGGGTCGTATATTCTTTACCTTCTTTTGATAATTGATTTATGGCTTTAGCAACATCTTTCTTGCTGGCAGGATTTTTAATGGAAAGATAAAATGCCCGGGTTTCACTGTCGGGCGCATTGGGCCGGCCCCATGGTCGCCGCCCGTGCATATCTGCATCTTCCCGATTCCCGGAGAACCAAAAGCCCATTACTGGGGCATCAGGATCATGGGAATTTATTTTGCTCTTATCAAATTCAGAGAATCCCGGCGTCGGGCTCCCATGATAGACGACCAAGGGCCCGCCGTTTTCATCCACCACCTTGGAGGCCTGATCATGCTCTGCCTTGACTTTTCCCAGCCATTGCTTTAATTTTTTATCCATAGGGCCGGATTGAGCATTGATCCCCGGCGCCCTAATGCCGGCAAGATGATGCTCCGATTCGGCCCTTGTTATTTCCACGCTGGAAACAAAAGCATTGTGCAGCTCGTTTCCTTCCGGCTTGCTGGCCTCTCTGACGGTAAAGCGGACCCAGTAATCTCCCGTATCCGGATCATTGACCTTTGACAGATAATTGTGATGGGCAATGATGTTGTTGTGTTTTGCCGGATCTCGTTCGCTTTCCGAATAAATGGGCTCTGCTTTTTCGAGCAGGGGCTTAAACTGCGGTATGATTCTCAGCATCAAGTCCCGCTGACGATGGCCGAGGATCTTTTTAAAAGCATTGGTTACAAAAAGAATCCTTCTGCCGTCCCGCTGATTGACCGCACTGCCGGCTGCTTTGTATGCCTTGCGCGCAGATTGCTTGTCCACTGCTGCCGGTTCAATGGACATGGCCGGCATTTCAATCACCCGTCTGTATTGCTCCGCCGATTCCCAATCGCCGAACCATTTCTTGAAATATTTGGACTGCACGCCCTTTTCGGCCCATTCCCTCCGGGCCTCCGCCCGCTGTGCAGCCTCCGCCCCGGCCTCATCGGATCTGGCAAACCGCACCCCGGCCTGATCGTCATAATAAACGGTTGTCAGCACCTCTTCGGGGTTCTGGCCCATTTTCATCAGGCCTTCCCTTTTGAGCATCGCCTCCAGGGTCTTCCATGGTGGCTCCGCCTTGCGCTTTTCCGGCGACAGCTCCAGGCGCTTTTGGGTCAGCCGGGCCTCGGCCTCGCCGGCCAGGGTAAGGTAGGCATAGCCCCGGGCCACGTAATCGGCTTCGCGCTTCAGCTTCACAGCTTCCGCATTGACCTTTGATCGTTGATCCCGGTCCTTGATCTCCATGGCGGTGCGGACTTTGCTATTGGCTTTCCGGTACAGCTGTTCCGCCCTCGGCACGCCCCGGGCCGGTTCCACGGATGACATGCTGCCGCCCCTGGCAAAGCCCTCCCGCCGCTGAACCGCGTGCTGGAGTTCGTGCAAAAGGTGGCTTTTCAGTTTCGATGCCGGCACCTGGGAGCCAACCAAAATGCTCTGGTTGTCATGGCTGTATCCGGCCCCGGCTTCGTTGACGGGGTGGACCCCGACGCGGATATCCATTAAAGACGGATATGCTTTAAAAAGCGCCGGCGCCTCGATCAATTCATTGAGTTTGAAATATCCCTTTTCCCCGGCCACCTGCTCTATCACGGCCTGGAAAGGCATGCCCTTCTGGTTGATCCGCCGGTTTAGCCGGACCTGTCCGCTGTCGATTTCAAAGCTCCACTGGCCGGGCACGATCTCCCACCAGCCGGTTGTCTTCCAAATCTTCTCCCGGCTTGCCGTGCCTTTTTCCTTTGCCAGCTTGGCTTTTTCCAGCATGCCGGTATCTGCGGTCGCGGCCTTTTTGCCAAGGAACAGAAAACGGGGATCTGCCTTTAAGCCCTGGCCCACAAAGCCGGTTTCGCCCTTTTCAATCACTTGATCCGCCCGGGAAATGACCATGCGCAGATCCGCCCGGGTCAGCCCTGTGTTGGGAAACAGCTTTCGCACCCATGCGGCAACCCTGGAAACAAACCGGTCAAGCAGGGTCCCGGTCTCGCCGGCCCGGATCTTTTCCACCAAAACCTCTTCTGCGGCCATGGCCCGGTTTTCGGCAGTCCCGGAAATGTTGTGCTTTTTTAAAAAAGCGTCCACGTCGCGCTTGTAGCGGGTGGCCACCTTGCCGAAAAACGCCTGCTTGCCCTTGCGCCCCCCAAGGATCTGATCCAGGGCCAGGTGCCGGCCTTCATGCCGCAGCAGCCATTCCACATGGGCTGCGGCCATGGCATCCGGGGCGGCAATGTTGTCTGCCACAAAATAGAGCCTGTCTTTGTGGAAAACGCCCAGCCATTCACCCGACATGCCTTCGGCCTCGATGGTGTCCTGCAGGGTCTTCGGAAGCTCGGATTCATGGTTTAAGATCTCGATCTTGCCCTTGAGCCCGGAGTAAAGCTCGCCTGTGGCTGCGTCCATTATCTTGTGCAAAACGCTTTTGGGCACGGCCGCACCTTCGGGCACCCGGCGGGCGGTTCTGGCAAAGCGGGTTGAGCGCATCTGCTCCCACCGGGAAAAATCCTTGGCCTCTGTATCGTCTGTTTTTTCTTCCTCGGCGCGAAGCTCCCCCAAGACTTCTTCGTGTCTTTTCCAGGCCTCTTCTAACCGGCCCTCCTGCTCAAACGGGGCATCCACCCGTTCCTTGAGTTTCGGCAGCTCTTTTTTGTTTTGCTCCAGCTCTTTGGCAAGGTCGTCTTTTAGGGATTCGGCATTGTTTTCGACATAATTCACCTTGTTGTTCATGCGGGAGAAAAACCCGGTGGCTGAAAATTTGTCCGCAAACTTGCCGGTGCCGTCAATGACATAGCTTGGCGGGAACAGATTGCCTTTCCGGGTATAGACGTCATATGCCTTGAATTGCGGCTCCAAAACGACCGCGCTAAAATGCCGGGACCGGGAGGCGTCAAACTCAACGCCCCGAAATGTGACGGTAAATTCCTTTCCGGTTTTTGCTGTCTGCTTCAAGGCTTTTTCAACAGCATTGCCGGCCGCGTCTTTTGCCCTTTTTAATGCGGACTCGTTGGCTTCGCGGGCAGCCTTGACCTCTTTTTTGTTCTCCCTGGTCTCTTCGGACACCGGAACCAGGTTTTCGGCCCTGTAGGTCTTGCCGTCCACCGTGATTTCCCAGCCTTCCGGGCTGTCATCGCGGGGATTGTTTTTGACGGTCTCCAGGTCCGCGTTGATATCAGCGGTATAGTCATCATATCTTTCCTGGAAAGTCTCAATCGCTTTGATCCTGCCCTGTGCGGAAAATCGTTGAGACCTGTGGTTGCTGCGCAGGGACTCCAGTTTCCCGATCTCCTGGCGCAGCTGGATCTCTTCCAGGATCAGTGGGTTTCCGGATGCAGCAGCCTTCATGTCGGCCGCATTGGCCGCCTCGCCCACAGAGTCTTCTATGGACTCGCCCCACTGGTGGTTGCCGGCCCGGAGTTGCTCAATGCTTTTGGCCTTTCGCTCAATGATCTGCCAGCGCCGGGTGTCAAGCGTTTCCTTGGTGGAATACCGGTGAATGCCGACTTCAAAAATCCCTTCGCCCTTTTCGAGCTTTTCCTTGAAAAACTCGTTTCCCTGCCGGATGATCCTCCCTTCCCGCTGCTCCAGGTCAGAAGGACGCCACGGGGCGTCTAAGTGGTGAAGGGCCACAAGTTTGTTTTGCACATTCATTCCAGCGCCCATCTTGGAGGTCGAGCCAATCAGCACCCGGACCCGGCCGGCCCGGACCTTGCCGAACAAATCCGCTTTCTGCTTGTCGGTATTGGCGTCATGGATAAAGGCAATCTGGTGCTCCGGGACTCCTTTCTGAATCAGCTTGGCCTTGATGTCGTCATATACGGAAAAGTTTGAATCTGCGGCAATCAGTTCTCCAAAAGAGTATTTGCCGAGCTTTTCGGTTAGCCGGTTGTATTTGTTTTCCAGTTCCACCGCATTCTCCGGGCTTGCCGACTCCAGAGCCTGCTCTGCCTCCCGGATCTGTCCGCGCAGTTCATTGATCTCCGCTTTATGCTTTGACGCAGCCTTTTTAGGAACTGACAAATCACAGAAAACAAGCTGTGCGCCCTTCCTGTCATTCCATTGCTGGTAGGTGTCATAGATGTTTTCAACTGCCAGGTTGACCTTGGAGCCCGGAAAATCAGGCAAATTCGGGTCAATCAGCCGGATATCAAGCGCGGCCTTCATGGCCTCGCCCGTGGCTTTCAGCGGGTTGTCTTCTCTGGGGTCTTTCGGCATGTTGTCCATGCGGTGAACAATCCAGTCCATAAAGCTCTTCTGGTCCTCGGATCGTTCGGCCACAACGTTTTCCGGCTTGCCGCCCTTAACGTTGGGGACAGGCCACACATTGCCCTGGCTTTCGGCCCACTCCCGCAAATCTTTTGTGGAAATAACGTCTGCAAAGTCCTTGTAGATGGACATCATACCGGGCACGTTTTGGAAGGTCAGCTGCGATTGGAGTTTATACCGGGTGCCCGTAGCGTCTACCTGCCAGTCATTTTGAACGCTGGCAAAAAGATTTGCCCACTGGTCAAAGTGAGCTGCTCCCATCTCCTTTAGCTGGCCATAGGACATATACCGCATCATGGTATACATCTCGGCTATTGAATTGGAAACCGGCGTCCCGGTCAGGAAAAATACGCCCCGGCCGTTATTCGCCTCCTGCAGGTATTGGGTTTTGACAAACAGATCAAAGGCTTTCTTTGACCCGGCCGGGTCTCCAAGGCCGGCCACGCGCGTCATTTTGGTGGCATAAAACAGATTTTTAAACTCATGGGCTTCATCCACAAACAGGGCGTCCACGCCAAGCTCTGAGAAATCCACGACATCGTCTTTGGTTTTGTCGGACAGGGCTTCGAGCTTTTCCTTTATTCGGTCCCGGGCTTTTTCCATCTGCTTGACCGAAGGCGTTTTTTTGCCCTCTTCCTGGGAAAGCTCAAGGATGGCCTCTTCGTATTGGCTGATTTGCTCCTGGTAAAACTTCGCCTGATGCTCTGCCGGCATCTTGATAAAGCCAAAGGAGGAATGCGCCATAACCACCGCATCCCATTCTCCCGTGGCAATGCGACCCAAAAACTCCTGACGGTTTTTCTTGGCAAAATCCTTTTTGCCGATCACAAGGACATTGGCCCCGGGATATAGCGTCTGGAAATCCGCCGCCCATTGATCCACCAGATGGTTGGGGACTGTATACATGGGTTTTTTTGCAAGCCCCATCCGCTTCATTTCCATGCCGGCCGCGATGGCTGCAAAGGTCTTGCCGGAGCCCACAACATGGTCCAGAAGGCCCTTGCCTTTCTGGATCAACCGCCATGCCACGTTTTTCTGGTGATCCCGCAGCTGATTGTCCCGGCTCTGGCCGGCGTTGATAATGCCCATGCCGGGAAAGATCATGTGGGAGCCGTCAAAAGTTCCTTCAATTGTGGTGTTGACTTTGTCATTAAACTCTTTGGCCGCAATCTCGCGGCGGTCCATATCTTCCAGGACCCAGTCCTGAAAAGCCTTGTTCATCCGGTCAGCCGCGTCTTTGGCAATATCGGTTTCTTTTTTGTTGAGATAGGTCTTGCCGTCATCGTCTTTGTCCCGGACAACAATTTCCCGGCCTTCCAGGTTTCTTTGAAACAGCTTCTGTGCTGACATCCGCCGGGTTGAAAACTCTGTCTCGCCGGTGGGCCGGCCAAGGGCTACATGCCATTGGTCAACGCCTTCTGCATATTTGATTGTGGCCGGCGTTTTCAGCACTTCTTCGGCAAATTGCTCGTAAATGCTTGTCGGCATCCAGGGGGTGCCGATCTTGAAAAATATTTTATCCGGAGGGACATCTTCGGGGATAACCTTTTCCAGGGCCTTGATATTTTCGATAAAAGCCGGATCGTCCTGGGCCGCCTCTCTTGCCTCGGCCAGCTTCTTTTTGACATTGCCGGACAAATAGGTGTCCGCAGTTTCCCATGTCTCTGACGCCGGATCTTTGAAAACAAGGCCGCTCAAGTCTTTTGCGGCCTGGGCCGCAGAAGCGTCGTAAAGGTCCGCAATGCGGTCCATGCTGACCGCCCCGTCTTCGCGCAAAACAACGGCAAGGGCTTCTTTTGCGTCCTTGGCCTTTTTTACCGCCCGGTAGGGTTCTCTTGTCCGGACAGAAAAAATAGACGCTTTCTCCGCCTTTGGAGGCCGGGCCTTCTCCCCTGTCTTTTTTGCCTGGGCTTTGGATATTCCCGGGTCAAAGTCTTTTTCCAGAGACCGCAGCAGCGGGAAGTCCGTTGGATCGTCCTTCATCAGGTCCTTGTTGGCCGGCTGATTCAGATATCCATGATTTTTGACAAAGGCGTCATAGGACTGGTTTAATGCCTTGCGGTAATCTTGCATGCGCGGGTCATCGGCAATCTCGGCCCGGATCAGCCGCCGCACCGCGTCTCGTATTTTCATAACGCCTTTAAACCGCTCAAGCCGCTTGCCTTCCAGGGGCTTGCCGGCATGCAAAACCGGTTGAAAAACCTGCCGCCCCTCCGAGTCCGGCAGCCGGCGCACGGCCTGCCCGTTATCGTCAAGCGTATATCCGTAGGGCTTTGCAAAGCCCGGGTCTGACACAACTATTTCCGGGCGCTGCACTTCTTCAAAGGTCTGCCCCTCCTGGTAAACATTTTCAGGCAGGCGGGAAAGAGCCTTGTCCAGATCGGCCTGGGTATATGTCCCGCTTAACCCGGCAACCGCATCATAAACGCCGTCCACCACTTTGCCGGGAAACAGCTTGTTCGGGGCCAGTCGGCCCAGCATCATTTCCGGATGATTTGCAAAATACTCATTGATCCGATAAACAACTCCGTCTTTTTCGCTGGCGACATCCTGGAGATTTTGCCACTTGTTACCTTCAATCTTTTCGCCTTCTGCCCGTTTGCGCATAAAAACCAGATCGGTTGTAACATCTGTCCCAGCCGTGGATCGAAACGCAGTGGAGGGCAGGCGGACCGTGCCGAGCAGTTCGGCGTGCTTGTTGAGCCATTGCCGCTGTGCGCCGCCGGCTTTGTCCATCATGTGAGAAGACACCACCATGGCCAGAAGGCCGTTTGGCCGCAGGGCCTTAATGCTTTTGGCAAAGAAATAATTGTGGATGGAAAAGTTTTTCAGGTCTTTGTGTTTGGGGTCATGCAGCTTTTTAGAGCCAAACGGAGGATTGCCGACAACCGCGTCCTTGGAGTTCGGAACAATGTCAAAATCCTGAAACGCCGTGTGGGCAAGGTTTTGATTGGGGTACAGCAGCTTGGCAATTTTTGAAGTAAGAGGATCAATCTCAGCGCCGGCAACATGGCTTTTGCTGCGCATATCGGCCGGCATCAGGCCGACAAAATGCCCGATACCGTAAGCGGGCTCAAGGATTTTGCCGCCCTTAAACCCCATCCGCTGCAGGGTGCTGTATATACCCTGAATAATGGGCTCGTTGGTGTAGTGAGCATCCTGAGTAGTTGACCGGGCGGCCTCGTACTCTTGCTGGGTGAGCAGGTCTTTTAACTCTTTTGCCTCTGCCTCCCAGCCTTTGGCGACAGAACCGTCCGGACGGTAAAAAGCCTGGGGCAGCCCGCCCCAGCCCACATATTTGACCAGCTTGGCCTGCTCTGCAGGAGTGGCGTAACGGTCTCCGATTTCTTTAACCAGGCGGAGCGCCTCCAGGTTGTCTTTAAACTTCTGCTTGGGCCCGCCTTCCCCGATCCTGTCTTCGGCGGTGATTTTATAATCTACAGGGCGTAAAGGTCCCTGACCACCACTTCTTCCGCTTCGTAGTCCCTCATCCCGCCGTCCATCAGCTCTTCTTTCTGCTCCATCGCCTGCTCGCCCTTCATCTTGCAAAACGCCTTGAGATCCCCCGCTTTCCTGAGCCTCTTGTAAAGCTCCGGATCTCTCTCCGGAAGATTGTTCATCAGCTGATGCGCGTATCTGTTCATCTGATACCTCCGTTTCTGTGGTTGCAGCCTTCCTTTTATCATTAATAATATCAGATATTTCGCTGGTGTCAAGTTCTTTTATGTTGGCCGGATCTGTCATGCCCTTGGCGTCAAAGCCGGGGTAATGGCGCACCGCCTCATACCAGCTTCGCAGATACGATTTTACCGCCTCGCCCAGATCGGCCATCATGGCCTTTGAATAGGCGGTAAAAGACCTGGCGCCGGCCTCGATATGATAGCCGGCCAGCTGAATGCCGGCCTGCACGATTTCCGGGTCCAGCCCTGTGCTGACCTGCCCCAGTTTTTTCCGGAGCAACTCCCGGGCCTTGTCTGCGGCATCCCTGGTAAAAACCGTGTTGGTTTCGCCATAGCCGGACTCTTGGGCTCCACTTGTTTCAGCAGGAGACGCCTGCTCCTGTGCAGACGCCTCCGCGCTCTGTGTCGAAACATCAGAGGGGGTTTGCGTTTGCCCAGCCTCACCCTCGCCCAGATGGGGGGTCAGACGGTCTTTTTTGTCCTGGCTTAAATAGTCCCAAAGCGTTTTGGAAAGCTGTCCGGCTTCGGCATCAGAATATCCTGCAGTTTTGGCCGCCTGATACCGGCCTTCACCGGTCAACTCGTTGCGCCACGCCTCTTCAGGGATTTTTGCGCTCTGCCCCTCGGTTTCGGCTGCCCGGCCAGCCCGGTCAACTTCTTCGACAAGCTGCTCGCGGGTTTTGTCCCTGGTGTCGATCCCTTCCTGTTTTGCCACCTGCCGGGCTTTCATTAGGTGGGCTCGCCAGCCGTCAGGACGGGCGGGTGCCCTTTCTTCGGCTTTGGCTGAAGCCGCCCCCTTTTCAGGGACGGCTTCGGATACCGTTTCAGCGCGTGGCTGATCGGCTGATTTGAATCGTTCCACTTCCTCATTGGTCAGGTATTGTGTACGGCCTTTTTCGTATAGCTGTTTCGGAGACTTGACCCCGGCCTCCGGTCCGGCTCCGGGCACTACATCGACGGGGGCCTGAATCCGGACTCCGTTTTCAACAATAAAACGATTCCCTGCCTTGTCCTGGTAAACGGTCTTGCCTTCGGAATTTCTACCAACTTTGCCGAATTTTTTTCCGCCGGGTGCCGTTTCAGACAATGCCTGACCTTTGCCGCCTCCAGAATCGTCCAATTTTGCGCTTCTGGCGGCTTTGGCCTGCAAACCCGCATCTGGCGATGGTTTATAGTCGCCTTCCTCGGCTAAAATCTCATCCATGTCCTGCTGACGGTCCCGGGCAGCCTTTCTTATCCGGTCCTGGGCCGGGGTGATCCCCCGGGCCTCGCGCGGGCCTTCCAGTGAAGATTCATCCGGCAGGTCTGACAGGTCGGCGTCAAATTCGTCAACTCTGCGCCAGCCCCACTGATCGTTTCCAAGGTCCACGGGCTCGACGGCTTCCCCGGCCTTCTGCTTGTCGTGCACCAGCTTGTCAATGCCCTTTTTGGTATAGGGCTTGCCGGACTTCATCACGGCCACGGTGCCGGGCAACGGCTCGCCGGCTGACAGCTCATGGCCGGTATCAATCGTACCGGTTTCGGCCCGGGCCTCTGCGTCGGCTTCGGGCGTCCGGCCTTCTGGTTCTGCCTGGGACCGGGTTGCCGGGGCGGATTCTTTGCGTGTTGCCGGCACATCTACCGCCTGGGCAATATAAGGCTGCGGCAGGTTTCTGCCATACAGCTCATGGAGGTGATACAGGGCGTAGGGGTCGCGCTTTTTGGCGTCATTGACATGATCCCGCAGCTCGTTGACCTGCTGCCAGCCCGGGTCATTGTTGGGTTTGCCCCGCATTTTCCGGCGCATGGATTTCAGGGCGGTCTCGGCGTTAAAGATCACCTTGCGTTCGTCTTTTTTCAGGTCCGGGGCCTGGCCCTCGGCTTCCGTCAGCTGCGCGTCGGCCCGCTCCTGGTCGGCAATGTCTTTGTCCAGCCCGTCCGGAAACCGGTCCTGCTCTGCCGGAATGTCGCCCGCGGCCTGGGCCTCGGCCCTTTGCTGCCGGGCCGCCTCCTGCCGGGCAGTGAAAATTTTGGCGTCAATGCCGTCAATCTCATCCTGGATCTTTTTCTTTGCCGCCTTGCCCCGGGCCTTCTGCTTTCTGGCAACCGCGTTGTTGCGCCGGGCCTGGAGGTTTTCCACGCGCTTTTCATATCGCGGGGCCTGCCGGGCGAGGGCTTCTGCCTGCGGCCGGGTCTCCTGCGCCGGCCCGGCTTGCGGTGCGGGCTGCTCTGCGGCTGCCGGCTCTCCCATCTGATCCATGGCCTGCTGGTTTAGCTTTTGCCTTGCCAGAACCGGGTCATTAATTTGCTCGGTCTGCCCGGCTGCGGCCCGGGCCTGCTCGGCAACCCCCCGGTTTTCCGCCTCACCCATCAGGCGCACCATCAGACGGTTGGCCCGCTGGGCCGTGTTCTGATCCGTGCTTTGAAAAGACTGTGCGGTGGCCCCGATGGTCTCCACCAGTTCATCGTCAGACATTTCCCGGACCACCCGGTCGGTCCAGTCCCGCTCGGCCTGTCCGGCCGCCTGTGCTGTCTGCTGCGCAAGGTCTTTTTCAATGGCCTGGATCTCTTCTTCTGTGGCCCCGGCCTTCTTTGCCTCATCAATGACCTTTTTGCGCTTCTTGTCCAGGGCCTCCACGGTGCTGCGGCCAAACACGCCGCCGGCCATGCCGCCTGCCCCGGCTCCGCCGATAATGGCCTCAACAATGCCTTCGGTGAGGTTCCGGGTTTTGTCATAGCCTATCTTGGCAATCGTGTTTTGCCAGAGGTTTTGAGACGCTTCCTGCATCCCCTCTTCTGCCCCGCCGTTGGCAATGCGCTTGATTGCGCCTTCGGCCGCTTCCTTGCCGGCGCCGCCAGCCCCGGCCCGTTTCAAGATCCGGGAAATGGGTATGTATTCCAGCAGGGCGGTTCCCATGGTGGAGGCCAGGCCGACACCGGAAGCATACGCCTTTCCCTTTCCGGCCTCCCGCGCCTCTTCATACTGTGGTGCGCCTTCCAAAAGTCCAAGGGCAGTCGCGCCGCCCGCAGCCCCAATGCCTTCAGCAGAAAGCCCCTTTGCACCTGTACGAAGCAGCTGGGCAGCACGGGGAATGCCGGCCCGGGCCGCGGCCCCTGCGGCTCCTGCACTGACAACCATGGCTGCCATCAAAGAGGGCATGGCCTCACCAACAATGCCGGCTGCCCGCTTAAAAGACGGGTTTTCCATAAACGTGCCGGAAAAGGTGAACTCATCCGGCGCCGCCCAACCTTCCTGTGCGGCCTTGTTCCAGTATTTGGACGCGGTTTTGCCCCAGTCAGAAACAGTGTCAATGTTGGTCACATCCCCGGCCCACCGGGTCACGGAGCCCACGCCGGAGGCAAGGCCCTCTGTTCCGCGCACCAGGCCCTTGCCGATGGTCTCCAGGTATCCGTGCTGGTTTTCCTCCATGTACCGGTTGCCCAGCCATTCAATATCGTCAATGGTCAAAGGTTTTTCAGATTTGGGCAGACCCCTTTGCACGTTTTCCCGGTACTTGCGGATGCCGGCGGCCAGAACTTTCTGGTCCCGGTCCGGGAACTTTTTGGTCAGAGAGTCAAACAGTTTGTCCTGATTGCCGCCCTTGCGTGGCTCCTGCAGATGTTCCAGGGCGGAGCGTTCCGGCGCCGGGGTCTGGTTGAGCTTTTGCCGGGCAGGGGCCGGGTCGGCCGAAGCTGTTTCCGGCTGCCTGGGCTGCAGGATGTCATATGGTCTTTGCCCGGCCCCGGGTCTCGGGGAAAGCACGTCTTTTGCCGGCCGTGCAGGGTTGCCGTTATTTCGCAGGCGATTTAACCGCTCTTCCAAATTGGCATTGCTTTGCATTCAAATCTCTCCTGGCGCTGATTACATGTTCCGGCTTGAGGTCCGGTCCCACCATTTCAGGAAATTGCTGATTTCCTCCTTTACCTTCTGCGGGTTCCGCTCGCGCTCAAGGACTTTGTTCAACCGCTCTTTCATGCTGCGCACCGCAGGCTTGTCATCTTTTTTGACATCCAGGGAAAAACCCTCTGCTGTTTGCCCCATAACGCTTTGTTTCGGGGCCCGCCCGGTCTGCCCGCCTTTCGGTACAAGGTAGCGCCGGGCTGTGGGTTTTTCGTCTGCCTGCCGGGCACCCTGCTGTTTTCTCTTCGTTTTTTCATTCTTTGAAACGTTCTGTTTTTTGGCCCGGGGCTTTGCGGCTTCCTCCTGCTTGCCCTCACCCTCGTCCCAAAAAGCAGATGCAGCCCTTTGCCGTAAATCATCCCGGCCGGACTGGCCTGCCCCTGTATCCCGGCCCCGCCGCTTCACCTCATCGGACAGGCCTGCATTTTGGCCGGGCCTTTCCTCGCCGCCCCCGGCCACATCGCCAAACACGCCGGTAATGGCCCTGTCCACCGCGCTTGCGGGCTGGCGCTGAATCTCCTGGCGCTGATCGCCAAAGCCAACCGCTGTGACGGATTCCTGCGGCGGGCGCATGTCCCTGCCGGCGTCCGCACCCCGGCCCTGGTGGGTGAATTTACGGTAAACCCCTTCTTCTCCGGCCCGGCCTGCATCAACCGGGTTGCCCTTCTCATCCACAAGGGAGGTCATAAGATTCTGATCAAAGTGCTGACGGTTTTTCAGGCTTTCTTCTCTTGCGGTTTGCGCGGACTCCGGCATGGTGGCCACCTGCCGGCCCTGTTGCGGAACGATCCCGCCGGCAATCCTGGCCTGGTTTTGAAGCCGCTGCTCGGCCACGTAAGCCTGGGCCTGCTCCGGGGTCAGAGGGTTGCCGGCAGCGTCTTCCTTGGGCAGGTTTGCCCGGGCCGCCGGATCGTTCAAGGCCTCCATGTGATCCCCGGCAGCGGAAAACGCCTTGTCATAATCAATCCCCGGTATGCCGGTGCCGCCGCTCCTGGATGTCGTACCGGATCTGCCGCCCGCCTGCCCCCCGCCGCCAAAAGCCTCGGGCCGGGCCAGCATCAGGGATTGCGCATTGGGCGATATTTCCAGAAGGGCCTGTCTCGGGTCTTTTCTGCCAGAGCCAACGCCCTGCATCCGGCCCTGGTTGTAATATTTTTGCACAACCGGCTCCATGCGCTCTGAACGCCGGTCCTGCCGCTCCTGGCGGAGGATTTTGTTTTCCCGGGTCCGCCGGGTATTGCGTTTGGACTGCTCCATGGCAAAATTCTTTTTGTTATCCTGCCTGTGACCCCGAAGCGCCCGGATATTTTCATCCACCAATCTGTCAAAAGTATTGGAAGCCATAATTTCACCCCTCTTCGTTATAAAAAGCTATGGGAACAATCACCAGATCCTCGGCAATCTCGCCCTCGTCCTCTGGTAAAACCCGCACCTGGTCCAAAGACAAAAAGGCCATGCCCTCTTCTTTTTGCTCCCCCTGTGTTTCTGCCATTTTCAAAATGCCCACCCGGTCGTCTTTTTCGTATTCAAAAAAATCAGAAGCATTGATCAGGACCTCCCGCCCCTGGACCCGGACCGTGTATAGATTGCCGATGCCGCCGTCTGCCCGGTCTGCTTCCCGGACCACTTCTGTGACAACTCCTGACGTCAGATGCCGGGTTTCAAACCAGCAGCCGGCATACAAAAACGGGGAAGATTTCTGAAACCACCATACATGGGGCGGAACAGCTGCCGGCTTGCACAAGAATCCGATAAACTCACCGGGCACCGGGAACCGGTCTTCTTTTCGCAGCCACAGCCGCAGCCAGCCCTTGGGCCGGATGTCTGGATAAATGTCGGCCGGAAAATGCGAAGCCAGAATTTCCACGGCTGTTTTTTCCGTTTCCGCCGGCGCATATCCGCTTTCCAGCAGGTGGCGGCCAAAGCAAAGGTTTTCGCCTGCTCTCTCGCGCGGCGGGAACATCTCAGGCGGGATCTGGAAAACAGGCAAGGATTCGTCGCGCAGCTCAAAGTCTTCGGCTTCCAGATGGGTTGCCTCGCCGAAAACCGAAATCACCTCCATTACCCCCAGTTGTCCCATGGGCACTGCAATATATCCGCTATATTGATCCGGGTCGTATCCTTCCGGCCCACGGGACGGAAAATTGATTCCTTCGCCTTTTATCTGCGTTTCAAACACGGCCTGCTGCACAAAATAAACCCCGTTGTTCTCCCAGTTCTCGCTTGCCCCGTTAAAACTCCACCAGGGAATTGGATCGGAGCCCAGCTGGGACAGATTCAAAAGCGCACGCAAGGGCCGGATGCCTCCGAGCTTCTCTGCCAAAAACACCAGCTGTTCATCCACATAAGTCCTCCCCCGGTCCTCGGTGCCCTCTTCTGTCTCCACAAGGTTTACATGGTTGTGCAGATACCAGACATCATAGGCGATGGGCGCGGCCACATTGATTTCAACACCGTCGCCGCCGGAATAGTCTCCGGGGTCCAGGGTCAGGTGTCCGCCATCCTGCAACTCCCGGAATTTTTCCAGCACATTGCCGGTCCCGGAAATCCCCTTCAAAGAGGCAATCAGATTTTTTATCTGGTTTGACATCAGTCCGCCTTGCCGATGGAATGGGTCATGGTGGTTAAAATATCGGCTGACGCCGCAATCTGGGCCGCCTCAATGGCCGCATCCCGGGACGTGCGCGATGCCGTACGCCGCGCCCGGTACGGCCATTTGGAAGCCGTGTCCATCCGGGGCTGATACTCGTCTTCATGGTCTGCGGATTCATGGTCCGCCTGCAGCTTGATCCGCCGGTAAAGCAGGGACAGAAGCTGTGCGGTCAGCTGAATGTCCATGCGCTCCAGCCGGTGACGGTGCCGCGCGTTTTGCTGATTTTGCTTCAATCCGGCAATGGTGTCTTCAATGGCGCGGACCGCCTCAGTATGGGCCACTTCATCAGAAATGGTTTCCTGTTGGATCTCTGCCATGGCAACCCGGTAGGCGTAGATCTCCAGGCTTTTTTCCGCCACCTGCTGCCGGATCTCGGCCATGTCCATTTCTTTTTCAAGCAAAGGCGTCTGGGCGATCTGTTCCCGGGCCCGGGCCACCTGCACTTTCATGTTGGCAATGTCTCTGTCGGTTTTGACTTCCTCCAGGACAACGCCCTTGATCCGGGCCTCTGTCTGAGCAATATCGGCATCTGTGTTGACACCCCGAAGATCGGCCTCGATAACGGACTGCTCGGCCCGCTTTCTGGCAAGCTCGGCATTGGACAGCTCCAGGCGCACCCGGTCGGTCTGCAAAATCTTTTCTTCCGTGTTGGCCTGCTCGATCTGGAGCCGGGCCATGTCCCGCCGGTGCTCCACTTCTTTTAATCCGGTTTCCACAATCTGCATTTGCGTGCGCAAAATGTCATGGCCCGCCCGGGTGATCTGTAAATCTTTTTGCGCCTGCTCCAGTTCGGCCCGGGCAACCTGCAAATCCTTTTCATCCAACCGCATGTTTTGTTCAAGGATCTGTGTTTCTTTTTGGGCAATGGAAATATCGGTGCGGGCCGCTTCAATATCCTTATAGGAAAGCTCGGTGTCCTTGGCCGCCAACCGGGTTTCTTTTCTGGCCGCATCCATTTCAGCCCTGGCAATATCGACATCCACCATCTGCCGGTTTACATCTTCGCCGTAGATCTGCGCCTGCAGCTCTGCTATTCTGGCCCCGGTCTGCTTCTCTCGCTGCTCCAGCCGCACACCAAGGGTCTCAAGGGATTTGTAATCGGCCTGCAATGCCTCAAACCGGGCGTCCATCAGGGCGTCATCGTCTGCCACCTGCTCTCTGCGGCCGGCCATCTGCGCGTCATGCACGGCTTTGTCGATCCGGGCCAGATACCGCTTTGTAACAATATCAAGGACCGCCTTTTGCTCTTCTGCGTCCAGGGCCGCCATTTTCTGCTCATAGTCGGCCACGATCATTTCAAGCTCGGCGTCCTTGTATGCCTGCAAATACTGCCGGCCGTTTAAATAGGCCGAAGCGTAAAGCCCGAACACCAATGCCCGGGCCTGGCGCTGGTCAGCGGTCATGCCCGGCATGGAAAACATAAAGGGTTTCCAAATTCTGTTTTCGCGGTTTGTCATGCTCATTGCTAAACCTTTTTTTTCAAGCCCTACGAACAAAGCCCGCAGGATTTGCATTGCTCCTTGAGGCCGCATGCTCCACAACCTCCGCAACCGCGACTCTCATCTTTTTTACTGGGATGAAAGTCCAACTCCAATTCAGCTATCCGCGCAATGGCAGCCCGCCTGGTCGGCTGCTCTTCGATTTCATGCTTGCTGCTGGTCATATCGGCGTCTGTGCCTTCGACGAGCGTAATCACCCTTTGACCGTCATGGACAATCCGCCATGCCCGGCCTTTGGCTTGGATTGTCTTGTTTTTGGAAATAATCATGGATGGGTCCTATATATTCGCTGTTACAGTCCAGTCATTGGTTTGCAGTGTTTCCAGACAGACCTGCCCTGCCTCGGAAGGAGCTGAATTATTGCCGCCAATATCGAGGGTGCCTCCAGATGCGTCATCGAATCCAGCAAGGTCACAAAGAAAATCATCGACCTCCTGCTGTGACAGGCCAAGGTTTCTGAATTTTAGGGAGAACCTGCTCCAGGCAGAAGGCCAGTCCAACGTAGTTGATGTATACGTATCCACGGAGGTGTCGGACAGCTCCAGAGTGTAAAGCGAAGGCATGCTTGCAAGAATTCCGATATCTCCGTGAACACCGGTTCCGGACAACCTGATAGTCCAGGTATTAGGCAATGCTGAAAGCGATCCGATATCTCCGTACACAGGCGCATTCGTCAGATCCAGCAAACCAAAGGAAGCGCCGGATAGATTGCTGACGTCGCCTGTAACTTGCGTGTCGGACAAGGATAAAGAGCCCATTTTGGATAGATTCGATAAATCGCTAAGATCCCCTGTAACGGAAGTCTCTTTAAGTGCAATGCGTTCAAGGCCGGACATATAAGAGATGCTGCTCAGGTTGCCATCAATCCCGGAAGAGCTGTTATTGCAAGATAGAACAAGTTCAAGCAAACCATTTAAACCGGACAAACTGTCAATACTTCCATATACCTGGGTTCTATTCAGACGCAGCCCTGTCAAATCTGGAAAATTGCTCAACACGGCAAGGTCGCCGCCAAGCGAGGTATTTCCCGCGTAAAGCGTCTGTAACTTGCTCAAGCTGGACAGCGACATGATATCCCCGACAACCGAAGTATGGTGTAAGCGGATTTCAGTTAAATCCGTCAGTCCCGACAGGCTGCTGATATCACCTGAAACAGAATTATAGTTTAAACGCACAACCTCAAGACACCGGAGCTCTTCGAGGTCGCTCAGGTCTCCTGTGATGTTTGAAAAGGCCAGATTCAAATGTTTTAACCTTTTCAATTCACCCAACGAGCTGAGGTCTCCTGCCAGGCTATATGCGAGGGTCACGTATATCCTTTCCAGATAAGGCAACTTTCCAAGATGGAAAAGCCCGTCTCCTTCCATATTTTGGACTCTTGGCAGGTTAACCTCGCGGACATGACCATTGCGAACGACAACGCCATGCCAGTTGCCCGGGTTTGAATCTGCAAGCCACCCTTGTTTGGGGTTTTCCCCAATGCTGCTGGACCACTCGGAACCATTTGTGGCATTGAAAAAACCGACAAGCGCATCCAACTCGCTTTTGGGTATCCGGGGGCGGACGGCCGGATTCCGGCGAATTCCGCCGAAAGGCGGGGCTTGAGAATTGGCTGCTGGTGAACTTAACGGCATGTCACACCCCCGTTAGCCGACCAACGCCCACGCCCACGGGAGCGATGGTTGTCGACTTAACAACGCGAAATTCCATGGGCCTGTAAATAGACATTGGTGTATCATCTTCAGTCAAAGCCAAAACATTTCCGTCCCGCTTGCAATCTCTCCAATCCTGTCCATCAGGATATTGGATTTTCACACTTTCTTCAGCGCCAAGCGGTCCTCCCAGCAAATAAAGCGTTATGCCAGTGGTTGGGGTGTGGTAACCTGAATCCGTGCCATTTTTAATTATGCGGCTTTCGCATTGCGCTGTGGTCTTCTCAATAAGTGTTTGCATTTATTCCCCCCTTATACGTTTACTATCTACATGCTCAGCAGGTGCTGAAGGTTTGCGGTGATTTCAGGCGTTGCATTGATCTCTGCGCGCCGGACAGTTGCCTCTTCCTGCCGGTTGGCCACATACCGGGTGGTGCCCTCCTCGGCGTCCTTCATGGTGCGGTGGCTTGACAGGGCCCGGTCCAGGGCCTGCTGCAAAATGCTGACCCGGGAGTCTTTTTCTTCTGCCACAACGCTTTGCTCCTCGCTGTTAACCCGGTCTGCGTGGACGTTTTCGCGCTCAATCAACTCGTAAATGTCTGAAATGCTCATGGACAAAAGCGTTTTATCAAGAATCATGCGAGCCTGTTCCCGCCCGTTTTGCGCTGCTGACAATGCCCGGCGCAGCTCTTCGGTCTCAAGGTTCTTTTCAGCCACCTCGGCCTCTTTGTCTGCCCGGTCAAGCGCCACCCGCTCGGTGTCCACTTTCACGTCCATGGTGTCGGACCTGATCTGGATCTGCTGCTCGATAGCGCCCTCAAGGTTGTCATAGGCTTCGGCCAGATTGGCAATTTCCGGGACCAGCACTTCGGCCTGATGCTCGGCCAGATTGGCGGATGCCTCTGCGAGCTGCATGGTTGCATCGGCCAGCTGCCGCTGCTTCTCCATCACCATGCCCAGCTTTTCAAGCCGCTGCTGCTCAAAGTCTGCGGTCTCGCCCTGCACCTCGATAATATCCTGATAAATGGAAATACGCTCGTTTAACTCGGTCAAATACCGCTGATAGACCTCAACAAGATCATCCATGGCCGGGCCCAGTTCGTCCTGCCGGAGCTGTGCCAGGTCGGTTTGGGCGGAAATCAGGTCTTCCTGTACCTCGGCGCCGTCTTGCTGAACGTCTAAAAGGCCCCACTCCTTTGAAATAATGCCCTGGTTGGCGGCCACCACCTCGGCGGTTTTCCGGATCACCTCGCCAATTTTCTCCTGAAGGGCCTGCTCCTTTTCCAGAAGCGTTTGGGTTTTTCCAAGGATCACGTCGTTTTTGCCGACAAGCTGCCATTCCTTGTCAACAAGGTCGCGCTCGATTTCCACCAGCCGTTGCAGGTACGGGATGACCTCCAGCTTTTTTTCTGCTGTCAAAAGCCGGGCGTTTGCCAGGGAAACTTCATAATCCGCGGTCTGTCCGGCCAGGGCTTCGATCTGCTGCTGCAGCCCTTCTTTTTCCACAGCAATGGACGCCTTGGCCTGCCCCAGGGAAAGGCCCCGCCGGGCCACTTCCCGGGCCAGGGCCTTGATCTGCTCTTCTTCCAGGGCCTGCTCCTGCCTGATCCCGGCAAGCTCGCGCTCCCAGTCGGCAAACAGCTGCTGTTTTTCCAGTTCCCAGGCCATCAGGGCGTTTTTATAGGCAATGTCGTATTCCAGGCCCGCCTGCTTGATCTCAAGCTCAACGGCGGCCTGGTGGAGCTGAAAGTTTAAGGCAGACAGCTTCTGCTTGACCTCAAGCTCAATCTCGGTGTGAATGTCATGGAGAAAGCCCGGGGCTGCATAAAACCCCCGGCCTGCGGTCTGGTTTAACGCCTGGCGCCGTTTGGCCTGATATTCGGCCAGAACCGGCGTGGCTTCTTTCCTGAATTGCGGTTTGATCTGGTTTTCAGCCATTTACCTCCCCCTTGCCAGCACCACCGGCACCAGGCTGATAAAATCGAGTTCGTCAAAGTCGGCCACGGTCAGGGTCCACTTTCTGCCCACCAAAGACCGGGTTGCATGCACCTGGCTGTTGTCCTGGATCTCGTAAATGATGCCCGCACCGTCTTCCGTTGCCATTGCCACAACCGGCGTGCTGCCAGAAACGCCCAGGTAAGCCTTCCTGAACCGCTTGCGGTTGTTGGCGTTAAAATTGGTCTGGCTGAAAATCGCGCCGGTGGGAATCTCTGCGCCCTCATCGGTGTCACCGGCAATTTCATAGATGCCGTCTTTGCCGGCCGCATAGGTCCGGCCCGCATAGGTGCAAAAAGAGTTAAAGGCAAACCGGGTATAGACTGAAGGCTGGAAATTGGCGGTGTTTAAAGCAAAGCACTCCCAGATTTCGCCGTCTTCATCTGCAAACACCACATGCACGTCCATACGGAAGGCGTCTGCAATTGCCACCCCATAGCTGCCCTGTGCAAAAAGCGATTCGGCCAGGCCTATTACCTCATCTGCTGTCAGATGCTGCCTGCGGGAGGCGATCATCTCGCCGGACAAACCCATCTGCTCGAACAGGCTACCCGTGGCATAGGCCAGAAAAGAAAGCTCGCCGGTCATTGAAAGCACGTCTTCGGCCAGAGCCAGAAGCGCCATGGCAATCTGGTCGGTCATTTTAAAAAGATCGGATGCCACGCTGTTGTATGCGCCTTTTTTGGATATGGCCCCGGCCATGTTGACGGTTTCTGAAAGCTGTGCGCCAAATCGCGGGGTTGCCGCTGCGTCGGCATTTAACGTGTCAATCAATGCTCCCAGCCATGAAAGGATGGCCTGATCCGCCAGTTTCACAGAATCATCGGTATCGGCATGAAGCGAAGCTGCGCCAAGCAGCTCCACCCGGACCCGCAACGCCTCCCGGACCAGGGTAACGAGCTGTGCTGCGGACAGGACATTTAAGTCCAGGGCTTCGGCAATTTCGGCCACAGCAGTGCGTATCCGGTGTGAGAAATCTTTAAAATCAAGCGTTGATGCAAGCCTGGTTGTCAGGGCCCATCCGGGACCAAGGCTTTCTTGCGCGCGAAAAGAGTCCGGCAGCAATACGGACAACAGGCCGAAGGTTTCTGCCGAAAACCCGGCCCCGCTCTGCGCCGTCATGGCCCACATTACCTGCGGGGCGTCGAAAAACATAAGTTGCCGGTCGTGTACGGAAATGATGGGCACTGTTTTGATTTCCGGCGGTGAAACTACAAAGGCGGACACGCTCCCGAAATCCGCCTCGGCGTTGCCGGCGGATACCGGGACTGACGTGATGTATGCGGAAATGTCAATGCTTGGCGAACCCGCAACCGCTGCCCCCGGCTCGACAGAGACGGGAACAATAACGGAAACGGTTGGCGGGGTATCTGCAACGCTCGCGTCCGGGAAAATTTCAACAATGGCTTCGGCAATATATGACCAGACATCCGAGTCTGTTTCAGCCGCACCGGGTATCACAGGTATGGAGGCGTCGCCTTCAACAGGTATAGACTCCGGCCCGGCCGCCTCTGCGTAAGAACCAGACAGCAGCACAACCAGGTCACCGGAAATCAGCACTTCCGGCGACAGTGTTTCGGCGGCTGCCGGAGAGACCCCGGCGATCTGATCTCTGGGGGGCGCAGTCTGCGAAGCCTGCAAAAAGTTTACTTGTGCGCTGTAATAATCAGACATTGGCTACCAACTTGTGATTTGAAACTCGATTGCCAGAAAAGCGTGCTTGATTTTGGTTTCGCCGGCTTCATAGTCAAAATTATAAGTTGATCCATATCGGCTTAGACCATGGGCGTTAGAGTATGCGTCGGCCAACTCCCGAAAGTCTCCTTTGTCAGAAATCCACGGGTTAATGTGGAACACGCCGTTTGAATCGAGAAAATAGTCTAATCCGGCACTTGGAAACCCGCTCCAAACCTCAGCCTCCCCGGATATAATTTTTCCGATTTCAGGCAAAGACAGGGCCACGCCGCCCGAAGACGGGTTTCCGTCGTAATCCAAAACGTCCGCAAGCAAAACCAAATTAAAAAAAGCCTCACTGACTATATTGCTTCCGTCTTGATACCGATCCCAATCAGTAAAGGCTTCAGCATTGATAGACACCCATAAATCTTTTAATGCTGTTTCTTTAATCGGGAGATACCTTAGATACACAATCTTGTCCTCATGGGAGGCATTGAATGTAAAGGCCGTGAGAAGCGCCTCCTCCACAAAAGAGGACAGGTCCAGCAAGTCGCGCTCTTCCTGTTCCTGCCACCCGTGCTTGAGCGGCGGGAACCCGTCCACATCATGCGTTGTGCTCCAGGGCTCATCAAAGCTGTTGTCTGAAAAGGTTTCATACATGATGGCGGACTTGTATTCCGGGGGATAAAAAACAAACTTGGCGGAATCAATGTCTTTGGGCAGCACAAACTCTACCTCTGTTTTGCCGGAAACCTCGGCTGAATAGGTCCTTGTGCCGTCATCATTTTCAACATAACTGTATTCGGCTTTGCTTTTCCCCCCGCCGGATGTGTTCCATACCGTGGGATGATCGCCATATCCCGGCGTTGTGAACTGGATATTGCGAGGATCATCGCTGTCAGGATCGTCGGTGAACCGCACGACTTCATCATGCCCCGAATCGGAGTTCGTGACATTGACTTCGTAAGACTGCCCGCTCGGGACGCTATCCCACCAACCCATAACGATCTCCTGCTATGCAGCCTGGTTTCTGTGCCAGCGAAGCCCGTTGCTCAGGTTGATCTGGAGCACCTTGGTATCCGGGGTATCGTAATTGGCTTCAAACTGGATATGGAGCACCACGGTTTTGCTGGCATGGGTGTCATTGTAGACAATCGCCGAGCCCGTGGTGGCTATCGCCCCGCCGCTTGCGGTCCAGGACGGGTTGTCCGCGTCGATTTCCACCCGCTTGTCCGCGGTGTTGATAGATGCTGCCACATTTGCCAGGGTCTGCCCGCCGGCCGTATAGCCGTTGCCACCTGCGATTTCATCCGCGCTGACATCCGCCCATGTCCCGTGGATTGTCTCATCGAAGCTGAAAGACGGGACCATCAAAGCAACCTTCAGCGTATCGTTTTCAAGACCGTGTTCCTTGCGCAGCATTTCCAGGAAGAATTGAAGTGAATTTTTAACTGTTGCAGCCATTTGATATCTCCTTAGGATAAATAAATTTTGGGAATCCGGACGTCATCGCCTTCGCCATTCCAGGAAAAGTTTTCGTCCATAAAAGCCTGAATCCCTGCCGCCTCCGGGCCCATAAAAACAGGGTCAACGGTTACGGGCGCAAAGCCCGGCCACCTGCCCCCGGCCCGGCCAAACACCTGACAGGCAAAACAAGACCCATCCGGGGCTATTTTGCACGCAATGCCCATATCCCGATGGTCAGGGTTTAAAATATTGGCCCAATGGCCTGCCGATCCGGCCCATGAATTCATAAAGCCCCGGGCGGTATATTCGCCAAGTTCATTGTAGCCAAAGCCCGTGTTCTCATATGCGGCCGGGATATGGCCGGTCAGCCACATTTTGCGGTGATTGGCATAGCCCTCTTCTGCCGCCCGGTCCTGTGGCATGGACCCGTCCGTGCCTTCGTGGGTGCCCTCCTCTGTTGTTCGGAAAAGCTCTTGATACTGCTCATAATGCGCAACCATGTCATTGGCGTGGCGCCGGGCCGCCCATTGCAGGTTTAGCTGAAAAACGACCGGCTCAAGATCCCGGCTGACCCTTTCCTGATTGACGAGGCGCAGGATTTCCTGTTCGATGGGAGTCAAAACAAACTGATGGGATATGCAGCAATAAATATGCAGCCCGTGGCTGTGCTCATCATTTTGATGCAAGTGATAAGCGTCATAAACCACGCGGTTTTCACCGCTTTCCGCAATCCCTGCCGTGGTGTTCAGAACCCCGTCACTGTCAGGCACTGCGTTTTCCCCGGAAATGCTGCAGTCCCGCCATGAGTCGAATATGTTTTCAATGTTAAAACTGGGCCGGGCCAGAAAGGACAGCAGGTTAAACAAAGGGGCAGACTCATAGTCCCATCCGAAAACGGGCACATAAAACAAAAACGCCCGGGCCTGGAGCATGACGCCGTTGTTTTGGGTAGTTGGCGAAACCCCGGTCAGCGCCTCATACTGGTCCCTGATGTAGGGCACATAGGAGCAGGCAGAGCCCTGATAGTAATAGACCACCGGATATATCGGCCCCTCCTCTTCCCCCTCTGCGTAATTGCCCCGCACATGGCTGTATTCAAACCCCATTGTCTTGAGCCAGTCAGCCCGGCCCGTGGTGGCATCTTCAGAGGTCGTAGGGTATCCTGAATTGCCTGCGTCCACATACTGGTGGTCTATTGACGGCCCGTAGCTGTCGCCCGTGATATAGACGTTTCGCACCCCGTCGCTGTTGGGCTTGATGTAGAAAGTAAATGTCCAGTCCTGAGAGATGGCGTCAGCGCCGTTGTTGATCCACACGTGATCCATGTCGAACTCGGCTGCCTCATCGCTTGCATTTACGCTGACAAGCTCCACATTCGTGCTGCCCGCAGTAGTCCGCAAGACAACCGTATCCCCGGTGCTCCATTTTTTCCGGTGCTCGTTAAACTCTTCATCTTTTTCCGGATCACCGTTGGGTCCAAACGCCAGGGCCCGCCAGAACAGAAAGTTTCTGCCTGAAGAAGCTTCCAGAATGGTTTGGGCCTGGTCTTCCTGTCCCTCGATAACCGTCACATATGTATATCCATAATCGTCTGCCACCTGAGACCACAACGGGTAAGAGGCGGTGTGCTGGTATGTCCCGCTTGCATCGGCCAGAACCGGCTCCCGGCTGACCTGCGTTGCAACCGCAGCGTAGGTGTCAAGATCGGCATAAAGCTCATTGCGGATCACATCCCAGGCAAACGCCTCATCGCCCGACGGCGAGGAAATGATCAATATGCCCGGCCTGCAATATTTGATGCCGCCCATGTGGCCGATAACAAAACACTTTTCGCCTGACCGCTGCCGCAAAACCACCACTTCATCGCCTTGCGCAAAGCCCGCAGCCGCCCCTTTCAGCGCCCCGTTCTCCCGTTTTTCCGCATCCGGGGCGCAATGGTAAAAAATCGGCGCCTCCGCATATGAATGCTCCCCGACAGTCACAGTGCAGGTGTCGGTCTCACAGTCAACCGCATCGATCACGCCGGGGACATATTCATACTGCTGAAGCTCGCCAAAATTCTGGAAGTTCTTTTTGGGCATTGCCGGGCCTTTAACTGGTGGTGGCCGAAATCTCGTATTTGACAGCCAGCTCGTCGGTGTCTTCCACGTCCTTTTTGTTGTCAAACCGCTTTGCCGAAATCAGGGCCCCGGAGGTGGATGTTTTGGCCTGACTGGTCACAAGAAACGCGCCGTAAACGGATATGGCCTGCTTGAACGTAAACTCGGCCCGGCTTGCCGCGTTAGTGCAGTCGGCCGTGGTGGTGGCTGCAATCACATATTCGGGCCGGTTGGTGGCCGGGTCATAATCCGCATCCTGGCATTCGCCGTAAGTTCCCGAAGCGCCCAGCCGGTCAACAGCCGTGTCGCCGGCCACAGGCGTCACGTTGTTTTTAAAAATGCCAACATAAACTCCGCTCGGCTTGGCCGTGCCGCCGAAAATCACGTTTAAAATCAGCGCCCGGCCCTCAACGGTAAACAGGTTCTTGCCGGTCTCTCTGGAAATCAGCTTGCCGTTTCTGAAATGCTCGGCAGTGACCATGCCCAGAAAGTCCAGGCCGGACTCCTGGAGGTGTTTTAGGGCATAGGCCAGGTCCGGCTGGTCTTTTGCCGGCAGAAAGGGATTGATGGGAAACTGGTTGCTCATGGGTATAACTCCTTGTTGTTTAATCGTTTGGCAATCCGCCCTTGCGGATCTCTGCATCCACAGAGTCGGAAAACCCGGCAGCCGAAGTGTGCGCCCTGCCGGCCTTAAAAACCATGTCTGTTGCCGCATCCCCGCCGTCTGACAGGCTTGCAGCAGTGATAAACTGAAACACTCCGCCAACGGTCCGGTACAATGACGCGCCACGGGCCGGGGTTCCCATTCGGAGTTTGTTCTTGGTGAGATTAAACAGCCGCCCCGCAGCATTTCCGGCCACAACGCCCTCTGCTGTCCGCCAGACCGGCACGTCCACATAACCCTTTTCCGGGGTGCCGAGCACGTCGCCCAGCTCCGGCAGGTTGTTGGCATAGGCCAGGGTCCCGGGAATACTTGCCGCGCCCGCATCAGACTGCTGCATTTCCTCGGGCACGATGCCGGCCAAAAACCGGGTGCTTTTCTTCGTGCCCACAAACAGCCCCGTTGGCACCTTGGCAATCACGGTGATCTCCGCATCCATATGAAAATAATTGGATGTCGGCCGAAACAGCGACAGCAGAAACGGCTCTGAATACACCAGCCGGTCTCCGTCTGCCCCCCACATGCGCCCAAAGGCATAACAAAGCTGAGTCATGGGCGGCGGGGGCAAGCACATGAAAGACGGCAAAGGCTCGCGCGTGGGCAGGTCCACCACCTTATCCGCTGCGCCGGCCAGATAAAAAATCGGCTCATTGGTGTCCGTGATCCAAACCAGAGCGTTTGCCGGGCGGTTTAAAATTTCAATGCCGCCCTCAGCTGTCAGCTCGATTTCAGATACCGGACCGTTGCCCGAAATTTCATCGCCGTCTGCCGCAGTCATGGCGACGCGATAAATCCCGGCAGGCAGGCCGCCGTCTCCGGAAACAACCATAGGCCCGCCCGGAGGGGTCAGCCCCCATTTGGTGAGCTCGTTTGTATTGGGATTGAAAATCCCGGTGTTAAAGGCGTTTGCCACATAAACCCGGTCTTTTGTCTCTTCAAACACAACCGGCGAATCCATGCCGGCAAGATTGGCAATTGCAACCGCCCCGTCCTGCACGATCCGGTACAAAACCCTGTCGGCCACGCAAAGCATGCACGTCCGGCCAGCCCACAGGCTGTGCGCCCCGGGCAGGTCCAGGATCTTGGCAAAGCCTTCACGCTTCTGCAGCCTGCCGGCAATGCCGGCATCAGCGTTGATGATGATCCTGGGCTCGGCCACGCCGTTTTTTGCATCTGCCCAAAACCGGCCCGCAGCTTTCAAATTGTTCATGCCCGAAAAGGCGCGGATGTTAATATCTGAAGACAAAGTCATCATCCTCCGGAACATGGAACGGGGCCGCATCTTCCCCGGCAAACCGGGCCATTTCCTCCAAAGCGTCAATTACCCGGGACATATGGTATTGCAGGCCGGTTCCCCGGCTGTTTTCCCCGTCCTCGATCCCTTCTCCGTAAATATCGGCACAGACCGCATGGGTCAGAATTTTGCGCTGCAAATGCTCCGGAATGCCCTCTGGCACATCGGTTTCCGCCGCCAGCACAGCCGGCTTCCGGTAAAATTGCAGGGACAGGGTTTCCGGGGTTTCGGGCACGCCCTGATAATACAGGCGACGGCCCTTTACCGCTGCAATATAGACCGCCCCGGTCTCGGAAAGATCCCGCTCCGGCACCCGGTCCATGAACAGGGCAAAGCTGTAAAAGGTGCCGCCCCGTGGCGCATTGACGCCCCACAGGCTCTGCCCGTCCACCCGCTCAAGGTCCCGCTGGTATTCCTCCGGCAGATCGGTCCATGCCTGGCCCTCCACCGTGTCCGCGGTGCCGATGACAAACAGATCCGGCAAAGGCGGGCTTAAAGATCCCCGCTCGGGCAGCATCACGCCTGCGGCCACGCGCTGGAGCGCCTCGTTGATCCGCTCGTGAATATCCGGGTCCGGATAGGCCGCCGGGTCCTGCACGATGTCCTGGATGGATTTGGTTATCTGTTTTAATGTCGCCATGCCTGGCCTCCCGCTTCAGGGGCCCCGCAGCCGCTATTTAGCAGCTGCGGGGTGTTGGGGGTGGTGGCGGTTAAACCTTGCGCCCGTAGGGATCAAACTCCACGGACAAATGGGCGTCTGCCGCAGCGGCTGCGTTGGCGGTCTCAATGTTGATCACGTCGCCGGCCTCCAGCACGGTGTTGCCGTTGTCGGCATCAAGGGTAAAGGTGCCGGTGCCGCCGGCCGAAACAGTGTCGCCAAAAGCAACCTCGCCCAGGGCATTGCCCGCGCTGTCCTTGACAGTGATCTCGTTTGCGCCCGTGTCGCCGGGATCGCCCTGGAGGGCGGCCAGCACATTGCGCAAAGTGCAGCGGTACGGCACCACCATGTAGTGCGCAGCCGTCCCGGTATCCGAATAAGAAACGGTAATTTCTTTGGTAAGATCCTGATCCATTTCAAATCTCCTTGAATCGGTGAAAAGTCGGTTAAATCCTGCCGGGTCCCGTCAGGACCCGGCAGGGGCCGGAAGCGCTGTAGCAGCCCTTCCGGGGATGATTACGGTTAGCCGGTGATCATGTTGGTATGGCGCACATGAGCTTTCCGGTTGCGGCAGATCAACTGCCCGATCCAGCGCACATTGGCCACAGCCACATCCGGCTGATCAATCGGGGACTGCCAGACCGGCTTGGTGAACTGGTAGTCCTTGTGGGTCTTGATTGAGAGAAACCGGGTGTTGAGACCGTCAATCCGTTTTTCGGTCTGATTGTCGTCGGCCACTACGGGCACGCCGGAAAACAGGATGTTCTCAAAGCCTGCCTGGGCCAGCTTGTGGTCCGAGTACCGGGCCTGCTGCTGGAGCGTGGCCTCGAACGCATCCTTGAGCACGTCAGTGGTCACGTAAATATCGGGCTTGTTGCGCCGGTTCTGGCCCACCTTGGCGGTCCGCCGCAGCTGCTGCATGGCCGCAAAAGACATGGTGGTCTCGGTGGAAAGCACATTTGCCTTCCACTCGGCCATGTTGTCTTCTGCAATGCTGCCGTACTCCTTTGAGGTGGTGGTATCAAACAGATTCCCCAGCCCCAGCATGGCCTTGGCGTCAGAAGCAGAAGCGTAAACATCAGCACCCATCTTTTTGCGGATGGTCTTTTTGATGTTTTCCAGCTTGCCGTAGGTCATCTTCACAATGGCTGCATCCCCGCTGTTCTGGACCTTGTCGTCCAGATCAATGGAGTTGGCCGCGTGATAGCCGGCCCACCGGAAAAGGGCCGCGTTGTAGATTTCCTTTTTTGACAGCGGGATCTTGGTGGTGTTGCCGTAGGTGCCGGAGTGCGCTTCGTCATGCTCCAGGATGATCTTGATCATCTTGCCGCCGTCCACGGTCTCGCCGGAGTCGGGCCCCACCAGGTTTTCCGCCATCATGCCCTTGCCCATCAGGACATAGAGCAGCACATTTTCCTCGAAATACACGTCAATGGGCGTTTTCTCGACATAATCGTCGGTGATCGCCTGCAGTTCAGTTAAAGATAAAGGCATGATTTACTCCTTATAAGCGAACCATCACCCGCCCCGGGCCGCCTTGAGCCGCTCCATCATCGAGTTCTGAACGTCTTTTGGCGACGTCAGCGGTTGCTGGTTCTTTTGTCTGATTGTCTGGCCCGGCTTTGACAGCACCTTTCCGGCCGCTGCATCCCCGGACGCCAACTGTTCCATTTCTTTTTTTCCGCGCTGATACGCTTCATCGGCCGCGGTCTGGGCCTTGTAGGCGTAATAGGCGGAAAAGTCGTCATGCAGGCCCGGCAGCTGTTTCTTGACCTCTTCCAGGGTCCCGGTCTGGCGCAATTCCTCAAAATCCGGGTGCTCCTTGTGAAACTGGTTTAAAACCTGTTCTGCCTGGGTGTCCTGCTGATACTTCTGGAGCCGTTGCTCCGCGATTTGCTCCGCTTCCATGCGCGACATCTGGGCCACCACATTGGCTGTCTGAAACATGGCCTCATCCGGGGACAGATCCCCTTCGTCGAGCTGCTTGCGGATGCTCTGCAGCTGATCCTGCAGACCCTGGCTTTCCTGCTGGCCCTCTTCGGTCTGCTTCGGCTGCATCTGTTTCAGGGCATCTTGCAATTCCTGGTTCTGCTGCCGCAGAGTGCCAACTTCATCGCTCTGCTCCCCGAGCTTTTGTTCAAGATGCCTGTAGCGCTCTTCCCAGTTAGGTGCGCCTTCTTTGCCGGCCTTTGCATCGGCCGGCTCTGCCGCCTGGCTGTTGTCATCAGGTTCTGCTGCGTGTCCCGGGTCGCCCGCTTCGGGGTCATCTTCCGGGGGCAGGTCGCCTGCCGGGTAAAATTTCCGGTCGTCCAGGTCTTCGGGTCTTGGCATTTTCGCCTCCTTTGCGGGATCGGCTGCCGGCCGGGTGCCCCGCTGCTTGAAAAGTTGTGTGATAAAAAAAAAGCCCGAATCCGACGGGGGAGCGCATGCTCCGTGTCCATCAAATTCGGGCCTCTAAGTCCCCCGACAATCGGGGTTTATTGGTAACCGACTTCGCTGCTTTTCAGGTCGCATTTGCTACTTTTGAAGCAGCAAATGCGGCTTGCTTATTTCCGGCTCACCTCTTTTCTGAAATCCTCGCGCAAAAACGCCCTGCCAATGCCGCCCTGCGACAGGTTGATCTCCATGGTCACAGTCAGGGTTCCGGTGGCTCCCTCCCTGGCTTGAATGCCTTGATAGACCGCATCTTTTGCCAGAATTGCCAAATGCGCCATCTGGTCGTCGCGCGAAAGTTTTTGCCTGCTCTTTTCCATCAACACCTCTCCACAATGCCGTGTTTTTCCAGGTGCTGCTTGTACTCGGTCCGGGTCTCAACCGGCTTTTCCAGGCCGGCGGCCACATCATCATCGTCCTGGATGCAGCCCCGCACCTGATCGTTTAACCAGGTTGGGTTCTCGCTCTGAAACCCGCCATGGCCCAGCACGATCACCCGCTTTGCCCATGCCCCGCATTCCGGGCAGGCCACGGCTGTTCGCGGGTGACTGATAGACATGAACAATTCAAACTGGTTTTCGCATTTCTGGCACTTGAAGTCATAAAGCGGCATGTTTTAAGCCCTCGCCGGTTCTGGTTGTCCCTGCTGCACAGCTTCTGTAGCGCCTCCCTGCTGCCCCTGGCCTCCCTCGCTGACCGATTTTCCGGCAGCCGGCTTGCTCTGCGCACCCTTGCCGCCCGGCGGGTTCTGGGGCCGGTTGCCCGGTCCGCCCTGAGTCTCCTGCAGCACCTGATTGAGCACCTGGGCATTGAACAGGTCATAAATACTGCCGTCACCCGGCGGCTCCTCCGGCAGCCCGGCCTGCACCAGCAGCTGAATGGCCTGGCCCATCTGCCCTTCGCCCACGCGCTCGATGATCTCCTGGGTGCGCGGAAACTCGATGGCCTCAAGATAAGCCTGCCGGTCAATTGCTCCGAGCTGATAGGCTTTTTCTGCATCGGCTCGCAGCTGCAATGAAGTCCGCGGCATAGTTGATCCGCTCTCCACCACAAAATTAAAATCCCGGTCCCGCAAATCCGTGCCCCGGAACTGTCCGATCTCTCCGGCCACCTCCACAGCCTCGGTCTGTATTGAAAACTGCTGGAGCATGGACACAAACGACTGGCCCCGAAACTCCACCAGCTCATCCACGGCGTTGATCTTTTTTTGAATCAGCACCGCATTGCGCTCCTGCAGGGCCATGATGGCCGCAGCCGCAATCACGCCGCTCGGCGCCTCGCCCCGATCTGCATCTTCGATCTGATAGATCCGGTCATAGAGGTTGACGAACATATCGAAAAAGTTGAACAGCTGCTGGGGCACATTGGGGACCTGGACAAACCGAATCGAATCAGCCACCTGACTGTTTTTGGGCTCCAGCACCAGATTGGGCTTTGACGACACCGCAGACCTCGGAATCCCGGAGTCCTGGGGTATGATCAACGGCGGGAACATCACGCGGGAGGCCCACCCAAACATCCGGCTAAACACCTGGTCGATCTTGAGGTTGAGATCCCCCACCTGCTCGGCTGCCGAAAAGCCCCAGATGCTTGTCGGGTCTTCATAGCTGGTGCCCAGCGCAAACGGAAACCGCCAGAACAAAAAACTGTTTTGCGCGTGCTCCCGGGCAATGTGCGGGTTGATGTTGGGATTGGGCATATCGGCCAGCAGCTTATGGCCGTTGTTTGTCACGGTGATACACCGGATATTGCCAGGGTACTTTGCCCGCTCGACTTCCGCGGTGACAATCGCCCCGGTCTCATCGTCCTGGCCCACAACCTCTTCGACCGTTTCCTTGGTATAATCCCGCACCCAAACTTCAACGATCAAAGCCCGGCGCTCACGGAAATTGCGGTCCGCAAAGTCATGCCGGATCAAAGACGCCTTGTTGTCATAATGGCCTGACGGATTGGCTACCTGCTGCTGGCGCACCATGGCCGGCCGGTCTTCCTCCCGGTTTTCGCCCAAAATCGAGTAAACGTCAGACGGCAGAATCCCGTCCACATCATAAGCCGCTTCCACCACTTCCACGGTTTCCGGATAGGCATGGCAGGCATAAGGCGCATCCAGGCTGATATCATCGTAATAGCCGGGAGCCGGAAAAAACGCGAAAGGATCAAGCACGGCAATATCCGGCCGCTTCTTCTCCGCGTTCCAGTAAGGCTTTTCGATAGTGGCCCCGTAAATCTCCATCTGCAGCACGGTTGTTGACAGCTTGCGCTTTTGCCTGGAGTCTTTCCACCACTTCAACCCAGAAGCTGTCAGCTTCCGGTCGTTCTGATCCGGATCATCCCCGGACAAAGAGACAACCTCAAACTGCGGATTCCGCGCCGTGATGTTGGCCTTGGTCCGCTCCACATTGGCAAAAAACAAATTGAGCTCCACCACGTTCTGCGCGTTTTTCATCCGCTGCAGGCTGTGGGTGCCCCGGTAAAGCTGATAGTTGGTTGACCATCGCTCCGGCAGCCCAAGGCGATCCCGCTCTTCCCTGGCCAGTTCAAACAATTGCCACGCCCAGGCAGCCACATCCTTGTCGCCCTCAGGCGGTGGATTGGCGATTGTCCATTTCGGGTCCGGCATGGGCGCTGTCGCCAGTGATGCCGGGTGATCAGCCGTTGCTGCCATGGTTATTTATCCCCTTTTTGCGCTGCCATGCGCTTTGCCATGCTCTTGCTCTGTGCCGCAATCAGCTGCATGCCAACAGTCACCAGGGCCGCCCCGCAGCCCGGGCATTCCATGTGCCCGGGGCCATCGCCAGGCGGCGGCGTGTTGACATCCTGCCAGCCCCAGGACCGGTACGGTTCTTTCAGCCGGACCATGGACGTGTTGGGCACGCGGGCCGGGTCGTAGTGCTCCGTAGTTTCGTAAAACACCCCGCGGCATTGCGGGCAGATCACGTCTAAGACCGGGCCGGCCCCGGGCTTTTTTGCAGCCTGCTTACGCTTTGCCGGTTTCGGCTTTTGCGCTTTCTTTGCTTCCGCCATCTGCCTCACCTTTCTCCTGGTCCGGCGGCACCGGCGCTTCAAACGGCTTTGCCGCGCCATGCCGCCCATACTGCTGATAGCCCTCCCCGGCACCGAATATGGTTTCGCCCGGGTCAAAAGACTTCTTGAACCGGTCCATGTGCTTTTGCACGCTTTCCGGCATCTGCTCGCTCCAGTCCGGCTCCTCTGCAGTCAGGCCGTCATCAATGTGATAGGCCCCGCCCTTGCCTGTGCTGAACAGTCCACCGGTCTGGCCGGTGGCCTTGTAAACCAGGTGCCCGCCAACCAGCACCCCAGACAGCGTTGCCAACCACGCGAATCCCAAAAGTGCAATTGCGGTTAGAAATTCCATTTAACCCTCCAATAAAAAAAAAGCCCCATAGAGTCCGGCCTCCGGACCCCATGAGGCTTTCGCGTTATGGGCTTGCCCCTGCGCGCTGCCGAAGCGAGGCACAGAAGCGGTCAATCTTTCATTATTCGGCTATCGGGTCAGATCCTCTCCCCCTTCGCCACCTTCTCCAGCAGCGACACGGTAAACTTCAAGCCCCGGATCAATGCCTTGATAATCTGCCTGGATTCTTCGCTCATCAATCCCCATACCCATCGTCGATATGAAAGGCGCCCGAGTTGTCCGGCGCGTTTAAAACCACTTCCCAGTCCTGCTCGGCCTGGGTTTTGGGTTTTCGGTCCTCCGCGATAGCCAGGTGCGAAAACAGGGTGTAAGCCAGGGCGTCTCCAGCATCCGGCGAAGCCAGGCCCCGCTTTTTCATATCTTCTTTTTTCTCAAGCTGAATCCGGCCCTTGGGATCATACTGATATTCCGGGCCAATCAGATCATCGTAAAGCTCCTGGTCATCTGCCGGAATCGAACCGCCGGCCCGCAGCCATGCCAGCATGTCGCCCCACATCTCCGCCCGCTTGTTGTAATACACCAGCGGGTCACTGGGAGCATCTCCGCTAAGCACTTCAAAAATAATTGAGCCGTACCCGAGTTGCCGCAGCCGGTCAATCACGCCGGCGCCGATACCCACTGCGTCAACATTGACCGCCCTGGGGCCATACTTTTTGATTGTCTCAACCACCATGGCGGCCAGCTGCATGGTGTCCATTTTGAGAAAACGGCGAATCTCGTGCGTCTGCAAGCCCTGACGAACATAGATAACCGATTTGTCGTCGCCAAACCGGGCCACGTCCACACCGAGAACCACCGGTGCCCAATTCCAGACATGCTCATTCGGCCTGCCATAATTGGCTTTTTGCGCTGCCTCCACCACATCGCTGGGAATAAACTGCGCAACAGAAGCCCGGGGAAACTGACCCTTGACACGGACCCGCACAAAGTCAGAATCCTCGCCGTAGTCCTCAATCCACTGCTGGACCTGGGCCTTGTTGACCATCTTCGCTGTTCGCGAATCAATCTGCCGGGTGATCCACCGGTGCCGATACCGTCCAAAACATTCCTTGAAACGCCCGGTGTTCTGGGTCGGATTGCCAAAAGCCACCCACAAAGTTCCCGGCGTGGTCATGGCACCTTCGGCCACCTCCCAGATGATGTCGTCAATGATGCTGGCCTCATCGAACAAAAACAGCACATGGGATTCATGCGTGCCGGCAAACGCCTCTGACTTGTCTTTTGTCCAGGGGATTGCCGCCGCAAACCACGTTGACGGATGCTCGTTGTGATAAAACCGGGTCGCGGTCCACTTGAACAAATGCCCGTCCCGGGCCTTTTGGTTCCACTTTGCCAGCTCGCGCCACGTCTTGGTTTCGAGCTGATTTTTTGTGTTGGAAGTGACAACAATCTGCGGGTGCGGGCGGGTTGCCTCAAACCACTTCAAAATCCAGGAAATCAGAGCTGTTTTGCCAATGCCGTGGCCGGAAGCCACAGCCAGCCGGACTGACGCCATCTTTTCTTCGGCAGCCCCATACTCACCTGCGGCTGCCAGGCGCATGGCCTCGCCAATGTCGTTTAAAACATCGGCCTGCCACTTGTCCGGCCCCTCGCCCTTGTCAAAATCCCATTCCCAGTTGAAATACACATAGCCCAGCGGATCATAGACAAACTCCGCCAGGCACTGTATCAACTGCTCGTCCTGGGATATGTCGCGGGCCGGTTCAGCCATTACCGCTGCTCTCCATCATCTTTGCCTTTTGCTCCAGCGCCCGGCTCAAGGCCTGCTCATGGGTGTGCTTGACTTGGCCCTTGACGGTATGATCATGCTTTTCCGCCGCATAACTGCCCTGGACTTTAAACGCCATATCCAGGGACCGCCGCTGCAGCTCCAAATTCTCAACCTCGATTCCAATTAAGCTCTCGGTCTCGGTATAGGCATCGCCCTTGTTGTTGAGCTTTTCCTGCGATGTTTCGGCTATGATCTCAACGCCCGGCTTGAGCTGCCCTATCTTCCCTTTCAGGGTTTGGAACCTGGTTTCCTTCCCCTCCAAAAGCGAAATCAGCTTTAATTTCAGGGCGCTTTCGGACAGGCCGGCCTCGTCAAGCCAATTATTAATCTTTTCAGCGAGTTTTGTAGAGTTCTGGCAACCGATATGCCGCAAGTATTCATCGTTTTTTGTTTTGTAACCCGCCGCCCTGGCGGACTCTGTTTTATTGAGAAAAGTCGAAGGGTTGGAGTCGTCCAGATAATACTTGAGCCACAGGTCCCTCTTGGTCACCCGGGGCGCTTTTTGTGTTTTCTTTTGTTTTGGAGATGCGGCTTGTTTAGTCATGGCTCCATTTTCCGCCACATTGCACAGAAGGTCAAGAGGGTTGAATACTACATGTAGTATAGCTGAAAAAATTTTTTCTCATTTTTCCGGCCGACCGATCGGTTGGGTTGCTTCTTTCGGCTCAACCCAATAACTCACCTGTTCATGCGTCACCCATCCCAACCCGCATGTTTTGCAGCGCCGATACCGCCGGATCAGTGTCGGGCTTTTCAGCCTGGAGTCCTCAACGCAGGTGTGCTGAGATTTACACCTCGGGCAGTTCATTTCGGCCAGACCCTGTACTCGATATGATCCGACAGATCGTTTTTCCGGGCTGCGCTGCACAAACAGCCGGCCAACAGGCCCAAAGTCCCGCCCACCAACAGACAGACAACAGCCACAATGACATACCACATGCTTATCCCTCCCCCTGTCAAACCTCCTCGATTTTCACCGGATAAATCGATTCAACCATTTTCTTTTTATCGATATACTGCTTTGTGCGGTGCCCCTTGACATCGATAAACCGGACATTGCCCTCCGAGTCGAACACCTGGAAATCCACCCGGTATGTCACTCCGCCGGGCAGATGAAACGGCACCTGCCTGAGAAAAAAAACAATATTGCCGGCCTGCTGCCGGAGTTTGAGCTCTTGATAAAACCGCGCTTCTTTTTTCGAATCAAACCGGATGCCATCGGCCTCGGTTGGTTTTGCCCGGAACTTGTGCTGCGGGTATTTCATGCGTAACCTCCCTTTGAAAACCTGTCATGAGGTTTGCCTTCCTGGATATTGCCTTTCGGTGCAGTGCTTTCCATGAGCTATCCCTCGATCAATCCGGTTTCACGTTTTTTCTCTGTATCGCCGATCCCGGAAACAAGTTTCTTCAACCGCTCAGGCGCCGCGAGCTTTTGCACTTCCTCAACCATTTCCGGGCGGCCGGCGTAAGCCTGATAAGCCTCGATAAACTCTTTTCTCCACCACTTGACTTCATCCTCGGTCACATTCGGAGCCCACCGCTCCCATTTCCAACGGGTTGACATTAGATGCGCTGTCACCGGATCTAAAAACTTGGGGTTTATGCGGCTGCCCCGCTGCTGCAGGGTTTCTAAGACAATATCTGCCTGAGCCTGGGCGTTGTCTTTATTTGAGCCGTTAATTGCTTCAAGAAACTCTGCAAAGGTGGGCATTTTGGAAATAGTCCGGGTTTTTAAAATTTTCAGAGCCGCATACCGGATCTGGTCCAGGGAGATTCCTTCGGATTCAAAACCCCGTGCCCAAATCTTGACGGTGTTGTTGTCAACCGTATCGCCAAAATTCCCGGCCAGCCCGAAAAGGATTTCAGCAAGCGCCTGCCGTTCCTGTTTATTCATCCTCGCCTCCGTTTTCGATGAAATCATGCAATACCTGGGCGTTGTGCCGCTGTTTAAAACTCAACACCGAACCGCCCTGCCCTTTATTTTTTGGCGGATATATCCCCTGCCAGCCCTTTTCGATTGCCATGTTGATCAAGTCATCCGGCTGATGCCCCTGCTCCATGAATTTTTCGAGCTTGTTGATATTGAGCTTTTCAGCATGGGGTGTCATAGGCTTGCCGATTCGCCTGCGGTGTGCCTTAAATTCATTCCATAATTTTTGATTGAGCCAGTCCGGATAAATCACGCTTTCCCCCTTGGGGGGGTTAGGGGGGGTATTTATTTCATTCTTACATTCTTTCTCATTCTTGTTCTTAGTGTGACCCTTTTGTTTCCTCCGTGTTTCCTCCGCGTTTCCTTCGCTGTTGCCTCCGTAATTTTTCGGATCTTGATAATAGCTGTAATTTAAAATAGTTATATATATTCCATGTGTTGCTTTCGCCGTTTCCACCATGTTTCTTCCGCGTAGCTTCCGTAGAGATTTCGTAAGTTGCGGTTTTGAATATTTCATTTTGCGATATCCAGAGTACCAATGCAGGGCTTCCTGGATCTCGCCCAGGTTGAAAAAACCCGTACCTCGTTTGTACTTCCCTTGATCGGTATGGTTAACCCGACGCAACAGGTAAAACCACAACTCCCGAACCACCGGGGGCTCGTGCATAATGTCTGAATCATCGATGCATCGGGGTTGGAGGATATAGCCGCCTGGGATCGTCACTCCCCCACCTCCTGCAAAACTCCGGACGCATGGCCCAGCTCAATGGCCGTCACCATGCCGCGGACCAACAGTTTTCCAGGACTCATGCCCAAAGCGCGGGCCAGCCGCCGGAAATCTTTTTCAATCTCCCGGCCTTTTCCCGGCTCATGCTCTCCATAATCCGGCTGTAGGGCCGGCTCTGCATGCCTGCGGTAAAATCCTTCAGAAAACAAATGCCGGGTGTCCGGGTACGGATTGCTGCTCATGATGCGGGCTCCTTTTCGGGGCAGGCGGAAAAGCAACGCCGGGCAAGACGAAAAAAGACAAAAAAAGCCCGAACCCCGCAAATAATGCGGTATCCGGGCTTTTGTATTTTCAGACGCAGAAAACGGGTTTGACCTGTCCGGGCTACCCGGCGGTCAATCCCCTGCGCTGGTTTTGCCTCTCTTGTCCTGCCCAACGTTGCTTATTCCCCGCGTTGGGCTTCGGGGAAGGATGAGGATCAGATGATCCTCGGGTGTGGGTGTATAAAGCTTAAGAAATTTTTGGTGGGGTTGTCAAGGAAATATTTTCGGGCTTAAAGGAGGATAATTTCCGACAACAACCAACCTGTTCAGGAGAGGGTATTTTAGCTTCTGATTTTCTGGGTTGCCTAAGCTTGGAATCAAAAGTGGAATATTTTATTGACAAATTGCAAAAAACAAAATATAGAGTTGATAAATCAAACAAAAAAGGAGATTGCCTTAATGACTTTTTTATCCAAAACCGAAGCTGACACAATTTTACAACCTTATTATTCTGCTTTAAGCAGGACAATAGAAAAAGCCTTTGACAGGTATAATAATTTTAAGGATAAGGTTGGACACAGTCCGAGATCTCGAGCCAGCTTGATCCATGACTTTATGGTAAATGAAGCTGAAAAAGAGTTCGATGATATTCCAGAGGTATCAACCCATTCTTACCGGGGTCTCTTCGCCTTATACTTTCATGACAAATTGATCATTAGATTTAAAAAACTAAATAATAAATTGAAAGCGGCGAACATACCCACACAACAGGCTCTTCGGTTTGATGCCCAGGAACAGTTATCTTTATTTCCAGGAGAACCCATTGCCTTGGCAACTCTCACTGCCGGCTATGTGCCAGGTCAAGCTTGGACAAAAATTGAAAAAATAGCAATTGTATGTTGGCACAATTCCGAACTTCTCTGGTGCCTTCCGATCGAGAAAGAAGAAAAGAATGTAACAGAATTTCCGCAACAAGCCCAAAACAGCGAATTTAAACGAACAAATACATGGAAAAAACCAAAACATCTTATTAATAAAGAGATAGACTATGACACAAGTAAACAATAAGATGATAACACTTGCCCGGGAATCTAGGGGGTATAGCCAGCGCGAGCTTTCTCAACTTTTAAAAGTCAGCCAAGGAAAACTGTCAAAAGTTGAACAAGGCACTCTTAGCGTATCTGATGATATGCTTGAAAAAATGGAAAATTTTTTAAACTATCCCAAGAAGTTCTTTTATGAACCCGAAAATATATACCCGCCTATTACTCCATTTCACAGAAAAAGGAAGCGCCTGTCAAAAAAAGCACAGAATTTCATAGAAGCAAAAGCCAACATATACCGAATCCATATCTCAAAAATGCAACAGTCTGCCGAACTGGACCAGGATATTATATTTTGTGATCTGGATGACTATGGCGGGCAACCGGAAAATATTGCAAACGTACTGAGGCGGTATTGGAAACTGCCGAAGGGTCCCATCGACAATTTGACGAATGTCGTGGAACAAGCCGGAATTGTGGTTATATTTTTTGATTTTCAAACCAATTTACTTGATGGGTTTACATTTGTCACCCCGAAATCATTCCCAATCATTTTTCTCAATAGTAAATTTCCCGGCGACAGGTTGCGTTTCACGCTTGCCCACGAACTCGGACACATTGTGATGCATCATGTACCAACTATAACAGCCGAAGACGAAGCAAATCGTTTCGCTTCTGAGTTCTTGATGCCTTCAGAAGAGATAAAGCCGCAACTGAAAAGGCTCACCTTGGCCAAACTCGCAAACCTTAAACCCTATTGGAAAGTCTCAATGGCTGCCCTCTTGGTGAAAGCAGGGAAGAAGGGGCTCAATCTATTAACTTATAATCAGGAAAGGTATCTTTGGCGTCAAATGGCCCCATATAGGACTGTTGAGCCATTGAAGTTAGACATACCCCAAGAGCAACCTTCCTTATGGAAAGAACTAAATGAATTCCACCTAACAGAGCTTGGATATAACGAAAAAGAATTATGCGATCTCTTAAACCTATTTCCACAGGAATACCCAAATTACTATCCTTTTCATCATAAGTTTACCAAAAAGCATTTGAGGATAGTTTGAGCTGTTGGCAAAAAGTGATAAGCTAAAAAAGTTCTTAGTTAAAGCACAACCCCCGGTTTGTATACATGATAGCCGGGGTTTTGTGCTTTATCAAAAAAATCATATTATGAATTGGCAATCCTAAAACGGCTGTCTTTCATTATGTCTCTTGTGAGAACATGCAATAATAGGGTCGCCTGAGACTTGAAAAACCATTCGTATTTTTTAATTCGGGAGGGATGATTATCTACATCTTTTAATGAAAATCGAAGTATCGCATCGATATTTACAGTAAAAGTCTTTTTATTTTTATCCTTTTGGCCTTTTTCATTTCCGCTAAAGCCATCGATTTGCAAAAATACATTTACAAGCAACTCGGTGTCTGTGAATTCGAGACTAACACCCAAGTCTTTACTTACTAAGGGGGCCAAAATTAGATATACATTAAATCTAAAAATATTTTCAATTATTTTAATGTGTAATACAACCTCTTGCTATGCGTAAACTGCAAATCTAATTTTGCACTCATTAGTAACTACAAAATTTTTTTCTTATATCTTGGCAATAATTAATTTATTGTGCCAATATTTCTAACTGTTCCAGGATTCGAGAACTATAAGCTTGAAAGAATATTTAGTAATGATCATCTAAATTTTAAGGTTACAGTGAATTTAGAATAATTGACACCCTCTTTGCTAAATTGAGGTTTTCCAGAACTAACTTCCAAAGTTCCATTTTCAATCATTACCAAGGTATTGGCTAGATAAAGTCCAATGCCTTGCCCTGAAACCTTTTTACAACTCTTTGCGCCATTTCCTCGAAATCCACGGTTTATAAGGCATGAAATTTCATAGGACTCAACCGTGGGTCCAATAGAGGATATATCTACCTTCACCCTACATCCTGTACTCGGATTGTCCGTAACAAAGATTTTTATATCCTGCCCATCTGGGGAATACTTAACAGCATTATCGATCAAAACGAAAGGCACCATCTCGAAGGCTGGCAATACGTCAATTTCATTGTGAGATGGACCTGTCAGTTGAATGTTGATTTGGCGTCTATTTGCGCTGCGAAGAAGAATATGACGAGCCTTATCGAATTTTTTATAAACCCCTGCGCTGTAGCGAGGCTGTCTTGTAATAGCTTCAGGATTAAGCTCGAAATCGGTAAATGCCAGGCGAGATGAAAGTATGCCAGATTTATAGAAGACATTACCTGCCTCTTCCGAAGCTTGCTTGTAGTCAAAGTTACTGATGTGCTTGGATATCTCTTCGCATGCATTCTCAATTTCAGAGTTCAACCTACGCGTATCGTGCATGATGCCGTCGAGAATTTTGTAAAGCCTTTGACAATCCTCTTCAGCTTTTTCAGCGGCAGCAATCGCTTCATTTCTTTCTTTTTTGAATTTCTCTATCTTACGGTTCTGCTTATCGTAGTTAATCATAATTTGTATAACTTTTGATGATTTGTATAAGAGATATTCTGGCGAAAGTTATTGCTATTTCCTTGATCTCCTCTGGGACCTTCTCCACTTTGAACTTGGATGCATCTCGCTTTTCAACAGCTTGGATGAATCTTTGCTCCATTTCGAATATGTCATGGAGTTCAACACCTTTTTCCAAAAGCATCTTTCGCATTCTAATCCAGCGTTCCTTTGGGTTTCCCACCTTTTCAAGCCCGTTTTCTAAGGTCGATACCCAATGCTCGGTTGGGGAATCTTTATTTAGCGAGACGTCTACGCCCTTAAGGGACTCATTATAACTTGCGTCAAAATGCGCCCCAGTATAGGAAACGAGGAATTTGTCTGGATAGGCTTTGCGTATCTCGGATAAAAGATGAGCACCTTCAAGAGAACAATCTAGTGCTCCTCCAACCCCTCGGATATCACAAACCACGATCGGGAATTCGGCTACTTGATCAACTGTACGGATGTCTCCAAGCTCTACAAGATTAAATCGATGAGCGCGAAGTGCGTCGGCTTTCACGAAAGCTTCGTCGTCAATCACAGCGATCTGGTAGTGTCGCTTTAAATATGCCTTATCCTGAAGTACGACAGGAAGTGAAGATAATCGCTTGGGCTTTCCAATTTGGAAGTACATAGGATCTCCAGAAAGAGCTACACGGCAAATAAGTTACGCCATTTTTTATATCGGCCGAACTTGCGAATAGCTTGGTTAAGCAGCCGGTTGGATTACCCCAACTGATTTTAGTATGGGTTCTCTGCACATCATCAAACACTATTGAAATTCCTTGATTAAGCTAAATTTTGAACATTCGCTTGGAGCAAATCAGCCATTGCTTGAAATTCTCCCTGAGTGCCGGTGATAGTGATTGTCTTCGTTCCTGTGCGCGTCGGCTGGGTGATTGTCAATTCACCAGCGTCACGCATATGCTCGATATCGCTCTGATCAAGTGTGACCACATGGGGGCCTTCGCTTGTACTGTATCTCACTTCAATTCTCATCGGTCCTCCTTTAGGTTATTCTGACGCCCTTGTACTTTATTATGCTTTAAATCTTTTAAGCCTCCTCCAAATCCCGCCACATCCAAACCACCCGGCCGATGACAAGATCGTTCCATTCCGCGTCCGTGATGATGGGAAGGTGGTCCCGGTTTTCGCTCACCAGGGCGAACCCCTGGAATCTTTCCTGCTCGATTTTCCGGACCCGCTTGACCATGGACACCGGGCTTGACGGGTCCGGGTCCCTGGGGTCCCTGACCGCGTAAATTTTTTTGTCAATACACTCCCTGTCATTGAGATCCACCACAACGATGGACCCGGCCGGCATGATCGGCTCCATGGAGTCGCCGCCGATTCTCAGGGCTCTAAGATCGTGGCGGACCCTGCCGTGAAGCTCGGGCCGGTAAACCACCACCGTGGACTCGGGGATTTCGTTTTCATCAAAGGTGTATCCGCCAGAAAAGGCGGCCAGTTTTCCGGATTCGTACAGGGGGACGCCGCGGTAATGATCGGCGTGTTCTTCGAGGTGGATTTTTTCAAAGCCGTTGAGGACTTCGACGACGAGGTTTTGGTCTGAATGCGAAGTTGATGAAGATTTTTTTTCCTGAAGACCAATCATTTCTTCATACGAAACGCGGATATATTCAGCAACCTCTCTTCTCCATTTTTCGGTGCTTCCCCTTCTTCCTTCAAATATAGCATTAAGTGTTGATTGGCTGACCCCAAGATCTTTCGCAAACTTCGCCTGTGAAACCCCTTTGTTTTTAATCTTTTCTTCAAAGTGGTCCCTGAGTTTTTTCCCGAAATATCTTTCTATCTCGGTAATTTTTGTGTCTGGGAGCTTTGGTCTTTTCATTACAGATTGTAATACCACAAGCTTTAATTACAATGTGTGATTTTTTTATTGACATATTAATTACAATTTGTAATTAATGCCACCATGAAATCGATCCCGGTTACACATATCGCAAAGAGCGCGTCTATTTCCCAAAGTCACTTGAGCTTGATCCTTTCGGGCAACCGCCGCCCATCCTGGCCTGTCTCCCAGCGCCTGGAAAAAGCCACCGGCATCAGCGCCGTGGACTGGATCGACGGGCGGGTTGACCGCGAGTACCTGTTTGAAAACTACTGTCCCGCTTCGGGGTTATCCAACGAAAAAGCCACCAGGGGAACCGTATAATGGCCGATTCTCGAATCTCAAGACTGCTCAAGGAAATCCTTGTCTACAAACATCCGGGCGCGATTGAAAAGGTCGCCGACTGCCTGGGAGAAACCTACGACCATATCTGGAGCCAGACCCATGGCCGCGTGAATCCAAAAATCGAAGTGGTCAAGGCTGCGTTTATTGTTACAGGCGACCAGCGCCTGAAACGGGAGCTTGAGCCAGAGGGCTACGAACTGGTCTGGGAGCGCGCCGCCCCGGTGGGCCTGAAGGACGCGGAGGCAGAATTGACCGACATTGTGCTGGCCTCCGCCCGGGTAATTACCCGGTTGCGGGAATCGGCCCCTGACGGGCGCATGACCGCGGAGGCGCTTGACGATCTGGAAAGGTGCTTTTGCGACCTTGAAAAAGAATTTATCGAGGCCCGGCACGCCATCCGCAACATGTCGGACAGAAGGGGATTTCGGGCCGTAAAATAGAACCCGGCTTCGGGGGAAGGAAAAGCGGGTGTGGGGCTCGCCTTAGACTTTAAACCACAAGCATTTTCACACAACCAACCAAAGGAGGATTTATGCATTCTAAACACTACATCGGCGTGAAGCAGGTTCAGGCATGGCCCGAGGAAAGAAACGGACAGGAAGGCTACGGGGTCATGTATCTGGGCGGCTACGTGTCCTGGAGCCCGAAGGAAGCCTTTGAAAAGGCGTATTTCCCCATGGGCGATGATCCCACAAAGGTTTCGCAGGAAATGGTGGATGCCTTTACCAAGGAAGATGTTTTCAGGTTCGGCGAAAAAACCACCCTGGTCAAGGCCAAGGCCCTCACTGGCTTTACCATGATTGAAGCTTCATCCTGTGTTGACCCTGAAAATTTCAACACGGAAACCGGGCGGAAAATCTGCGCCGAGCGCATTGAAAACAAGGTCTGGGAACTGCTCGGCTTCGTGCTCCAGTGGGCGCGTAACGGCCTGGGCCGCTAACCCTTTTAAGCCCTGCCCCGTCTGAAGCCTCATGGTCCTCCATGGGAGATTTGTAGGCCGGGGCTGGGGCTGACCCGTAAACCAAGGGGGTGAAATTGAAGGGATTACCATTTGCCGAACTGGTTGCTTACTTGCTCAAGCAGCGAAGGAAAACACCTTCCGTGATGGTCACAAACCACGGCCAGTTGCATAACAACTACTTTTATCGCGCCGGGCAGCGGTCCGGACGATTCAAGGCCAACCAGCGCAAGGAACGAAAAGCCGCCCGGCGGCGCAAAATGCCGCCGAGGGCAAGGTAATAAAACATAACAAAGTCGGAGGTTCGAAAATGGAAAGACTCTCACTTGCAACTCTGTGCAACGGCTCCGCAATAGAGCGGTTCGACCACGAGCTGCAAAAAATCCTGGAAAACATCAACGACCCGAACACCGAACCTACAGCCGCCCGGGAAGTCACCCTGACGGTCAAGATCAAGCCGGACGAAGACCGGGAAATGTTCCGCACGGAAATGACCGTCAAGCCCAAACTCGCAGGTCTGGCGGCGGTGTCGTCCATGGGTGTCATGGGCAAAGACATCCACGGCAACGCCGAGGCCCATGAATATCCGCGGCCGAAGCAGCAGGAACTGGAATTCGGCCAGAACGTCACCCCCATGAAAAAGGAGCAAAAACAATGATCAAACAGGCAATGGAACATATCGAGGCGATCAGCAAGCCGCAGCTTTACGAAGTCAATGGCCGGACCTACACGGACAGACGGCTGGTCAACCTTCCGGACCGGAAGGTCCCCGCCCCTCTTGAGGTCAACACCCTCACGGGCTTTCGCGATTACATCAAATCCAACTTTGACGTGGAAATGGAAAGCTGTCTGCTGATCCATGTCGCCGCCCACAATCATGTGGCCCTGATTACAGAACTGTTCGGCACAGACAACAGTCAGCGGGCCGCCATTGTTGAAGCCTGTACAGGGGCGATCCTGCATCATGGCTTCACCTTTGACCGGTTCATGTCCATTCCCGAGTTCATCATCGGCCTGCAGGCCAATTTTGCGCACACCGAAGACAGGCAAACCCTCCTGGAGCTGGTCAGCAACATCAAGGCCGAGCAGAGCCAGTCCTACCTGGACACCGGCTATTCCCAGGAGGTTGCCGCAAAGCGCGCAACCGGCTCATCGCTGTCCACCCGGGTCCAGGTGCCCAACCCGGTCACGCTCAAACCCTACCGGACATTCCTGGAAGTGGAACAGCCAGAATCCAGCTTTGTTTTCCGGCTCCGGTCAGGCGACGAGGGCAATTCGCCCGCATGTGGACTGTTTGACGCCTCCGGCGGTGCCTGGAAGCTCAACGCGATTATGAACGTCCGCGAATGGCTGGAAGGTCAAGAACTCGGAATTCCCATTATAGCGTAGCACAGACCCGTAAAAGGAGGCTTCAATGCCTGAAGAACAGGAAAAATACGGAGAGCTCAAACAGCCGTCTTTCAAGATTTGCCCGTTATATCAGGAGTGGTGCAGAGAAGGGCGCTGCGCCTGGTGGGTCACACACTGGGCCGGCACCGAATATGAACACTCCGAGTGCGCGATTGCAAGCCTGTCGCTGCTCAACGATATCTCCTTGAACGGTTAAGGGGGGCTCATGGTTATCGAACTGCAAAAAGAAAAGACCCGCCGGGCCATCGGCTCGGCGGTGATCGAATGCCCGGTATGCGGAAAGCCGCTGTCTTTCCGGGATGAAATCCCGTTTTGCAGGGCAGAAAGCTGCCCGCTCAACAAATGGTATGACGGCAGCCGCGCGGCACACATCATTGAAACCATCCGGAGGTGCTGAGAAATGGAACAACAACCCATCACGGCATACGACCGCCTGCAAAGAGCCGGCAATATCGCAGACAAAATCCTGCAAAAATACAACAAGCCGGGCAATCCCATGTGGGAGGCCCTTTTGCAAATCAGTACTGAACGCATTGAATACAACAACACCATCGGCATGGGGGAGCGGCATGAAAACAATCAGGCTCAACAATCTGCGGCTTAAAAACTTCAAGGGCGTCAAAAGCCTTTACCTGGATCTCCAGGGCTGCGACGCGGCCGTCTACGGCAGCAACGCCACCGGAAAGACCACAATTTACGACGCCTTTCTGTGGCTATTGTTCGGCAAGGACTCCCAGGGAAAGGCGGATTTCGACATCAAAACCCTGGACGAAAACAACAACCCCATATCCGGCCTGGAACACGAAGTCGAGGCCGAGCTGGATATCTCCGGCGAGGCCCTCACCCTCAAAAAAGTATTCCGGGAAAAGTGGACCAAAAAGAAGGGCGCGGCAACCCCGGAATTTACCGGCAACACCACGGAGCATTTCATAAACGGCGTGCCGGCAAAGAAAAAGGAATGGGACGCCAGGATAGCCGAAATCACAGATGAGGAAACCTTCAAGCTGCTTACCGGCTCCAGGTATTTCAACGAGCAGCTCCACTGGCAAAAGCGCAGACAAATCCTGCTTGCTGTTTGCGGGGATGTGCCCGACGCGGACGTGATTGCCAGCAAACAGGAGCTGTCGGAGCTCAAAGACATTCTCGGCAACCGCTCTTTGGAGGATCACCGCAAGATGATCGCGGCCA